CATCTTCAGAGATAAATCCATCTCCCAAGAAGGTATTAATTAGTTGTTCTGTCTCAATGTCTGAGATAACACCACTTTCAGTAAAGGATTCAACAAATGTATCTATTTCAGTATCAGTTATTTCTGTGATAACATTATTAGATGGAAGATCAATGGATGGAAGATCTAGATCAGGAAATGAACTCTCGATTGGATCTGGAGTTAATGGTTCTGGAAATGAAATCTCTGGCTCAGGATCTAGGGATGGAACTACAACAGGTCCTTCAGGCTGCCACGGATATTCTGAGGGACTTGAAAAGGAAGGGACTGGAATAGGTGAAGAAGTTTCTGAAGGCAGCACAACAGGTTCTGACGGTACTGGGCTTGGCTCTATTGGCTGGGGTAACGGTTCTATTGTTGGCGTTGGTGATTCTGACGGCTGTGGCTCAGGGCTGGCAGTAGGTGTTGGCTCAGGTGTTGGCTCAGGTGTTGGCTCAGGTGTTGGGCTTGGAGTTTCACTAGGAACAACTGGAGGCTCTGTAAAGCTTGATGGTGTTGGTGATGGCTCAACCTCAATAGGAACCCCACCATTGACATCAAAGGCTGCTTCCATAGGAACAACAGCCTGACCTTCTTGATATCTAATTGCTCTTCTTGCATCTGCTGGAAGATCTGTCATTGTAACAATCTCACCATGCCATCCACCATTTGAAAACTTAGTAACAACCAATCTCATTTGAGTTAAAGGTCCAGTAGACTGTGGAAATGGTCTAACAGACCACTCTATACAAAAGGAATTTTCATTATATCCATATGAAGTATATGCACCTTCTCCAAAAGAAACCCAGTCTTTTCCAGCTATTGATATAGATGGTGTTTGTGGATAGTCCCAATAAGTTCCATCCGCTTTTCCAAATGTTACAGTTGCATTAGTACTATAAAAAATTTGATTATACTCTGTATTGCCTAAAGTTAAACTAAAAGGTAGGGTCATTGGAAAAGACCCATCATCATCTCCAGTAATTGTAGACATATTGCAAACTAAAGGTGTAGCATGTGAAGATGTTGCTATAAAGAAAGAGCCCCCCACAAAAAGCAGGGAGCTAACTAAAATGTATGATATAAACCTTTTCAACTCTCCCAAGTCTCCCTGTTAGTCTAAGACTAACAAGTTTATTATATCACGGTGGGATTATTTAGATAGTTCTTTCCACATTGCCTGGGTATCTTCAATTTTTAATAAGGCTTCAAGCACTGTCATTTGCAACAGTTCTTCTTGGTCAAGACCAATTTTTTCAGCATATCGTAAAATCTTTTGTATCATTTAAAGTTATCCTTATCATCTTCTAGTAGTCTTTCTTCTATGCCGTCTGGAACATCATGACCAGCATCTCTATGTTCTTTTATGTGCTTAATCATAGCTGGTGTACTTTTTGTGCGGAAAGATACTCCATTAGTTGAGTGAGCCATTACTGTTTTTGGGGCTAGCATGCATCCCATGCACTCTAAATGCCCTTGCATGTTCATAAATAAATATAGGTCTGAGTGAGAAAGTCTAGCATATGACATTATTTTTCACCTTTTCTTTTTTCAAATAACTGAGAAGATATCATCATGTCTGCGGTTGCTTTGTTTACTGCTACACCAGCGTTCCAAAGAGTTGCCAACCTTAACAATGCTTTTACGTCAGGGTCGTGTGGTTGTGCTTCCAGGGGATCCCAAAAGAAAATAAGAATATCAATTATACCTTCAGATATTGAAGCACCAATTTGTTGGTCTCCACCTAAAGGTCCACTTAAAAATTTTGTAATAGGCAATTGCAATTCGTTTTGTAACAAGATTCCAGTATTGCCAGTAGCATACAGGTGATGCTTACTAAGAATAGAATGATTAATTTTGCACCATTCTAGTAAATCTTGTTTTTTATTATCGTGAGCAACAAGGGCAATGTGTCTAGTTTTCATTAAATCAAATCTTCTGTTAGGTGGTTAAATTGTGGTAAAGGCTCTAGGTTATCAAATATCCCCATTTGATTATGTGGCACAGCAAGACTATCTTCATCCTCATAGTCGTCCCATATCGCTGTGTACATGTCTGCATAATCATACAGGGGCTTTTCAACCTTATGTAACAGGTTTAACATTTTGTTAGCAAACCAACGAACTACTGGACCAGCATCCTTTTCATGATGTAGTTCAAATTCCATTTCGTTTCCTCCTATCCCAAATATATCTTCTTACATTAACATAACAGTTTAATGCTACAAATGTAAGAATAAGAAATTCTGCTACTGAGTGCGTAAGCTTCATCTATTGTCCTTTGGTAATGCTTGAATAATAGAATAGAAACATTCAGCAAAGCTGGCTGCCTCTATAGCAAAATCTTCTATATGTGATTCTTTTGTTCCAATACGACCAGCGACATAATGCTCTAAAGCATTAGTATAAATTTCCATTAAGTCTTCTGTTGATTTAATTAAATAACTCTTAGCCATTAAAAATCTCCTGGGGCTACCTGTAAGCAAGTAAGACCAATTTCACGCCACATATCTACTACTTGTTGGCGATCATCAAGCACACATAAAATATCATAATCAGGTGCAATAAGTTGTTCGTAAATTTCTCGTTTAACAATTGAATCCTGTCTAAAGTCTCCATACTTACGCATGTAAAGCTTAATAAATGGTGGGCAGTTTAATGTTAACCACCTATATGTTTCATTAAAGCATGAATCATCACGACCTGAAACAAATATAATTTTATGTCCAGCTCGCCACAAAGCGTTTACAACTTCAATAACATTTTTGTCTGGAGTATCATGAATAACTTTTGAGTAATCATATATCTCACGATTACTTCTGTGAGACACCGTTCCATCAATATCTACAATTACTGCACTACGCATGTCTGTTCCAATTCTCTAAAAATGGATCTTCATATTCATATAAAATTACTGGAGTTAGTTCGCCCATCCAGGCACCTGCACAATTATATGAAATATATTCTTCTGCTTCCATTACATCCATGCCATCACGCTCAACAAGTATCTGTAGCATCTTTATAAACGAGTATGTTGCTAGTGTTGGTTGACCACACCGTCTTGAAAAACCAATAAAGGCATCCTCAAATCCATCCATTAACAGCATCTCTTGATCTGTTTCATAATAGACTAAAGTTTCTAATTCTTTTTTGTTCACTACCATCCTCCAAGACAGCTTTTTGAGTGTGTGTGTATCCAAAAGTTTCCTTCTAGATGTTTTTTTGTTGGTGCATAAAGTTCTGTGCCACAGGCACCACAATTATGCAACCATTCTTGTGCAAAAAAATCGTACTGAAATCCTTTTTCGTACTTAATCATTTAATATCCTTGGCTTTGTGTATATCTATAATACACTATGTGGGGTGGGCTTGTCAAGTTTATTCTTCATAGAGTTCGTAGGCAACAAAGTCTGTATTGTCCACAAACTCTTCATGAACTACTCCATCTACAAAGAACTTAATCTTAGAAAAATATGCTCCATAAGAAACAATTTCTCCAACAACTTCCTCTTCAAATAGCCATACTAGATTGCCCGATGTCATTTTATACTCCTTGGTGGATCGCCCTTGGCTCCATCAAAGTAGCATTTTACACCAAAGGATTCTATTAGCTTTCTAACCATTTGTAAATATTCCATAAAAGTTTCCATCTGCGGAGCATTCATAGACATAATTTGATTTTCATAAATACGAATAGAAATATACTGATCAAACTCTACAAAATCCACAACAAGTTTTGGGTATGGTGGCTTAATTTGATGAACTGCAACGGACATTTCTTTTGTAAATTTAGCCATCTGACACCGCATCTAAAATCATAGACCATACCTCTTTTGTTTTATGCATATTTTTAGAGGGACTTGGCTCTCCATCTACTAAGTATACACCACCCCAAACTCCCCATTCTGAGTTTGTTGTTCCGTGATTAAAACACTCTGCTATAACAGGACACTGCAAACAAATAGTTTCATCAACTGTTTTTGCAAGTATTGGATCTTCTTCATACTTATCAAAAAACATTTCACGGTCAATGGCACGACACTTAGCCTTCATCATCCATTCTTCATCTAACATACTTTGCTGGCACTTCCCAACCATTTTCATTTGGCTCGTAGGTTTTATAGAATCCCCATTTGCCATCCCTTAGCAAACCGCCCTTTGACATTTCTCCAAGAGAGTCTGCCTTCCAGTCTACAATAGTCCAGCCATCCCAGTAAAGACCCTTGTTTTTTTCTACTATAGCGTGTGCTTCTTCGTAACCAATTATTGGCATTTATTTTCCTTAGTATCTGTAGAATGAGGCTGGAATTTTTAGTTGTTCAGCCTTACGGATAAGTGCATCATGATTCTTGTCAGGATCTGACTTTGAATTAAATGACACGATGTGGTCAATATTGTAGCTTTCTAAATTTTCTAAAACATCTTGGTACTTAGCACGAGCGAACTTAGTCCAGATTTTCTTTTGTTTAAACATATCCTCTGACCTATTAATAAACTCTGCCGTATATCCATTTATTCTTCTTGGTCCTGCGGTTAAGATCTTAATGTGTTTTTCTTGGTATCCGTTTTTGTGTAGGTTTTCTTCAATTGCAACTACAACTCCACGCATAAATGTTGGATAGTCTCCAAAATCTTTACTACCGTATACTAAAATTTTCATAGCATTCCTAATTAACTAGATCAACAATAAACATTTTTCCTGAACGCTTGTGTTCAAGGTATCTTGACTGGGACTTAATTCTATCATATACTTGAGACATTGACAACCCAGGGCTTAGTTCTTTTACTGCTACCCATTTTGCTGCCATAAGTGCACTGGAGTTTGATGTTCCAACAGAGTTTGCTGTTTTATTATTTGGTGCTGCTGCAAACATTGTTCCTAATGCAAAAAAGTCAGTGCTGGCTGAGTTGTTGCTATATAGTGCTGGAGACATTTGCTTTCCATATGCTGGGTCTGTGGCACCAACAGAAATTGATGATGCAATACATGCAGGAAAGTCTATCTTAGAATAATTATATCCATTTCCTGTTGGGAAAAATGATGGAATATTCTTTGATGCAAGAGAGTTGATTGCATTTTCAATAGGCACATGCTTTGTGCAAGCATCTCTTGAAACATATGACTGACTCATATTTACCGCAACAATGTTATAAGTTTGGTGATTCTTGTCTACCCACTCTAGTGCTCTTTGCACAGCAGTCAGTGACGTACTTGCCCTAAGTCCATTTGCCGTCATTGGAATAATTCTAATAATAACAAGATTAACATTTGGATTGTTTTGAGTAATTACTGAAGCAATTTGTGTACCGTGATAAAAACCATTTCTACTAGCTCTTGCTGGATCTAAAGTTGCTGCTCCAACACCTTCCATAAAATTAGTTTTATTTGGACAAGTGTTAAAGTCAAGTACACATACTTCGTGTACAATTTTTCCAGATACTGAACTATGCGTAGCGTCAATTCCTGTATCAATTACGGCAATGGTGGGCTTGGTGTTACCCTTTGCTGAAGTTCCTGTAATAACCAAAAGCAATGCTATTCCAATAATAGCAATAATACTTTTCTTCATTTTATTTCCTTTTGTTAGTTGGGATTTATATTATATCAATTTAATTGTTAGTTGTCAAGCCATTGAGGGTTATTGTATGTCCATTTTACAACCTTGTCAATTGACTCTTCAATTGCCATTGGGTGTGTCCATCCAGACTTAGCAAGATTTTCTCCACTTAATGCGTAGTGCATGTCGTGTCCTGGTCTTTCTGTATTTGGATCCACCAAATCATAGTTTAATTGCTTACCTGCTGCGTCTGCAACAAGCTGGGCAAGTTCTAGATTGCTTAATCTTTTTTCTCCAGCAATATGCATTCTTAATGGCAAATCTGCTTCTCCATACTTTGGAAAGTCCTGCTCTAAGATATGCATTAGTCCTGAGGCTAAGCTTCTTGCATGTAAATAATATCTGCTTCCAATGTCACCCTTATTAAAATGAACAACAACTTTTTCATTCTTGTAAATCTTTTTCATGATCATAGCCATATACTTTTCAGAGTCTTGAGTTTCTCCAATGATGTTCATGCTATTTACAATTCCGACTGGAACTCCATAGGTTCTCCAATAGGAAAGGGCTATGTCTTCCTGGGCAGCTTTAGATGCTGCATACGGATTACTTGGAAGGTGCAGGTCTTTCCATTCCTTGTTTGTTCTGTGCTTTGATCCTGGACCATATACCTCGTCAGTAGATATGTGCAAAAACTTTTCTACCCCCGTGTGTCTTGCCCAATCAAGCATGTTACACATCAATGATACGTTGTTCATGATAAATGGAGCTGGGTTTTCAATGCTACGATTGACATGGCTTTCACTTGCACAATTAATTACATAGTCAATCTTACCAAAATCAGCATAGGTTACTGGGGACATTGGCTGTGCTAGGTCTATACCAACAAGCTTTACTCTTCTCATTGCATCTGGGGAGGAGCTAAATAAATATCCAAGCCTATCTTGAATACCACGATGTTTATAACTTACTGGCAAGACAATGCTATTGCAATCTGTAGTTTTTAATATGTGCCTAACAACATGGACCCCCATTAGTCCACTAGCACCAGTAACCATTATTCTTTTCATTGCATATCTCCAATAATTTTATCTAATTCCATCCACTGCCGTATACAATTATCTCTTGAAAATCTATTGTTAATGTATTCTATTTGTGGTTTTGGATCAAACTTATTTTTTCTAATTTCTTTTATTGCTTTTTTTATTTCTTTTGTAAAAATTTTTACCATTTCTTTTTCACGTTTTTCTATATCTTGAAAAGTTACTGGATAATTTTTAATAATTTTTGCAAACCCATTAGTTGTTTCTGGTAATGCACCAGCATCAGTAGTAACTACTTTTACCCCAGCACTCATAGCTTCCATAACTCCAATACATGCAGTTTCTTCAAATGTGCAGGGATAAGCATAAATATGAGATTTTTGTAAAGTATCTAAAAGAACTTCTTTTGTACTATCTCCATTTTTAATAATTCTTTCATCTTGATCAAAAATTACTTTAGCCTCATAACTTATTTCTGATGGGGTCATGCAGTCTTCGCATTCGCAGCAATGAATGGTAAGAGTAACATCTTTGTCTTTTATTTTATTAAAACATTTTAGTAAAATGTCCAGACCTCTTGATGCCTGAGATATATACATAAGGTTTATTTTGTCTTTTGGCTTTTCTTTAAACTCAATGGGATCAAACTGATTATTTACAATATAAAATCTATCCTCGTCTATAGCAAAATTTTCTGATAAGTTTTTTTTATGGAACTCCGATTGAACTAAAAACATGCTGGTTATTGATAAAAAATCTGGGTGTACAAAAAACTTTTCTAAGCTCCATGGCATTCTATAAGCTGGAACGTGGCACCAAACTATATTTTTTGTGTATTCTTTCATATTACCCTCAAGACCAGGAAGAACAATTAAATTACAATCTTTTAAAAAATTTGTTTTTGATAAAACATTTTCATTTACAAAGCTAGCCATGTTTCCTGTACCTCTGTTTCCAAATCCAGCAAATTTTCCTATCATTTTTTTTCCTTCATGGCTTCTGAGTGTATTCCCCACTTACCTATTGGACAAGAAGCGTCAGCTAGTTTTGTTTTTTGAGGCATAATACATGCACACTTGCTACACTGGGTAGTTACTTTAATATAAAATGGGCATTCTTTGCATATAGCCATTCTTCTTTCTTGTGCTTTATCAGAGACTCTTTCTTTGTTTGGATTAAAAAGGTCCCAAGGTCTTACTGGTTTTAGAGGTGGAACTTCTAAAAATTCATCATCATTCATAATAACTTCCTAATAATATTGTTCTGGAATATATTCGTTGTCCTTGTAAAGACCTACAGACAGATTTATTTTAGCATAATTTTCATATTTTCTAACATAATCTTTGTTTGAAATTAATTTAATATATCTATTTTGAGAAATGTTGTGAAGAGCTATGTTATTTTTTTCAGATAAATATTGAGTAAAATATTTTCTTTCTCCACCAAATTCATTCTTAAAATCTGTATAAAAATGAGTAAGAGGTAGTTCCATGTTTGGATAAACCATGTAAAAACCGTTGTTTATTAAATTAATTCCCTGAATAATTTCTTCATCATAAAAGAACGCTTCGCTGTATGTTCCTGGATTTTTTGCAAATTCTTTATCACTAAAAGCAAAATTTCCATTAAACTTTACACACGGATAAAACTTTTTAGGATACAAAGGATCTCCAAACAAAGGCTTATCAGTCCATTTAGCATAAAAATTATTAAAAAATCCAGTAATATAAAATGGGTATCTTGAACGGGAATCTAATATCTTTAATCCATCTGAATCATACTTATAAACTCCAAGATATGCAGTTAAAACAATTTTGTCATGGTTTAATTCTGATTTTGCTTCCTTAAATAAATCAATTAAAATTTCATCCCAATCTTGTTCAAAGTTTGTATGAGAGTCACATTGCAAAATGTAGTCTTGTCCAGAATATAAAGAGATTGCTTGCTGTCTTGCAAATCCAGTTCCATATTTTGAAAGATCTTTATTATCAAGCTTGTTGTAAACCATCTTTACATTTTTCCCTTTAAAAGACTTAGAAAGCTTTTTATATAAAGACTTAGAATCTGAAGTGCAGGGCATTCCAACAAAAATTCTTTCGGGGTACTTTGCTTTTTCAAAAAGACCTAATATAGATCTTTCAGTTTCTGTGTCATCCATCGTTGCCGTTGAAACATAAATTGTTTCCATTATTTTTTATCCTTTTCAAGTTCCTGTTTTATAAAATCAAATCTTATTTTTGCTAACTCTGTTTGATCTTCTGAAACATCTATGCTTATGGCTTTTCTATTTAAAAGGTAGGCTTCACAAGCAGTTGTTCCGCTACCGCCAAATGGATCTAAGACAATATCTTTTGGCTTAGAAAACATTTCAATAAGTTTTTTTGGAATTTCTGATCTAAAAGAATTTTCAACAAAACCAAGGGGTTCTAATTTTTTTGTAATTTTATTAGAATTATCTTTTGCTGGGATGTTCCAAATGGCTTCAGAATACTTTCTTACAGAGTATGGGTTGCTATACATAAGTCCTGGGCTTTTTATAAAATGATATATTAAATGATAATTAAAGTTTACTATACCAAGATTATTTTCTTTTACATTTTCTGACCAATTCCATATAAACGGTGGATTTGCTAAAAACAAATTCGTTTTTTTTAAAACACTTGAAACGTATTCTGAGTATAACGGCTCTGTATTAGAAATGCAAACAAAAATAGATCCTGTTGGCTTTAAAACTCGTTCCATTTCTTTTGTTGCAGATAGCAAAGAGCTAATATATTTTTTTGTATTTTTTTCAGAACCTATTTGTTTGGTTGGATCTCCACCGTAGTAATCAAAATCTAATTGATAAAAGGGGGCTTGAGTAACAATTAGATCTACAGAATTATTTTCTAAATTAATTTTTTTAGAATCTGATGTAATAAAATTTACAGTGCTGTTCATTATCTAAATTCCTTTTTGGTCCACCAGTTTCTTTTGTATTGACCAAATGGAGGATTAAAAATTTTATAAAAATCTTTTGGTTCAACATAGTCTTCATTGTCAATAACTTTACTTTCCCATTTATCTCTTTTAAATGGAATAACCTGAATAATTGGAGTTCCTGCTGGAATTACCCCCTCAAATTCTTTTTTAATTAAGAATGGAAAATTTACTGTAACTGGGTGTTTGTCTGTATCAACAATTCCAGAAAAAGAATAAAATGGAGAATCTCCCGAATTTAAAGGATGAACGAATAGGCAGCTATATCCTTTTGGTGTTTTAATGTTCCAAGGATTTACCCACTTATAGGGCTGTGAATCAAATTCTTCTGGGGCTGGATAGGCTTCCGTTTGTAAAGGATAGTGCTCTGAAACAAAAGTAATGTCATTTCTTTGACCAAATTTTTTTACCTCCCTTGCTTTGTAAACATCTGAAGGTAAGGTTATAATATAACCTGCAGTTAAAGAATCTAATATGGGGACACATTTTTTCATTGTGTGCATTTGTTCTTTTACAACAGAATCTTTTCTCCACCAATTTGGAACAGCCTTACTTGCTGGAACTGGATGTGGTATATCAAATTGTGGAAAGACGCTGGTAAATGTAATCTTATTTGTCATTTTATTTATTATCCTTTAAGCTAGTAATTACTGTTGATCCGCCAGAAATGCAAATTTCGCATTCTCCACAAGCATTTTCTATTAATCCAAAGCAAACTTCTCCTTCTCTAACCATTTTTGATGGGTTAAAAAATCTTCCATCTATGTATTTCCAACCAACAGCAGGAACATCTCCTGGATCTAAATTTTGACCAATTTCTTCAAAGGAAGGATTTGATAAAAATAAAGATGCCAAACCAGACTGAGCTCTAATAATTTCTTGAACCTCTTTGTCTAAAACAATAGCAATGGTTACTATTTTTTCTCCAAAAGGTTCTGGTGGAGCTAAATTATATAGAAGTGACTGCTTATTTTCAAATCTTTTTCTTTTTGAAAACCATGCCTTAATAATATCTAGGGTGCTAAGAATAACTACCCCATCTTTGTGCTTAGCCATTAACTGTATTCCTTTCTTACCCAAGATCTTTTTTTATAGTATGCTTTTTCACCAGTAATTTTTATATTTTGTTTCGCAACTAGGTCGTAGTTTTCAGGACTATTTATGGACTTCCAGTGTTTTCTTTTTATTGGAATAATTTGTGCATATGGAGTTCCTTCTGGAATAACTCCATAAAAACCTTCTTTTAAAAAGAATGGAACGTTTCCATTAACTGAAATTTTATCAGAGTCCATAAAGCCAGACATTGTTGTAAATGGTAAATCAAACCTATTATAAGGATGTGTAACAATTGTACTATACCCTCTCGGTGTTTTCCATCCCCATCTATTTGTCCAAACAAAATGACTATCTAGATGACCTGCAGGTCTTGGAATTGTTTTTCCAGATTCATATGGTCTTTGGTTTATAAAATCTTGCCATGGACCTGGAGAGTTCCATTCAATGCTTAAAGACCCATCTTCTTTTTTACCAACAAATATATCAAAGGGTGTTACAAGAAGATATCCAGCAGTTAAAACGTCTAAGAAAGGAATGCATGTTTTTAAGCCAGCACTTGCCTCACTTCCATGTGTAGTAACATAAAATGTTTCTCCATCTTTGTACCATTGTGGAATCATTTTTTTTGCAGGTACTGGTATGTTTAATGGATAGGTTTTATCCGAACATGTAAATTTTATTAATTTCATTATTATATAATCTTTCTAGTAGTAAAAAGTATCGGTGTCTGGGTCGTAAGTTGGTCTAGAAAAAGTTTTTGTTTCTGGGTTGTACCTCCATCCAACCTTTGTTTCTCCCTCTTTTACTCTAAGGTAAGTCGGCTGAGACAAATATTGTGCTGCAGACTGACCGTCTACGTTAAGCACTTGATAAACAACATTGTCAATCATCATTGCGATATCAAATGGCAACCGTTCTGGTTCTGGAAATGGTCTAACCACTTTAGGTAGTTCTTTTTCTGACATAATTTTATCCTTTAAATCTTTTCAATTGTAATTTCATCTATTTCATATCCTTGACTTGTTGGGGACGGTTCTACAATTATACCATATGTAGAGGTTAGAGCAACACCACTTGGGGTGTATACCAAGTCACTTCCAATTTTTGAAGTAAGATCTGCATTTGCATATGGCTCAATTGTTATTTCAGAACCACTTGTAGTTATTCTCATGGAGTTAACTATTGATGTTCCAAGGCTAGATACCACCCACTTGGTTAGCTCTGTAACAGTTCCTGCAACAGACTTTATGACTCTGATATATGATGGAAAACAGGTTTGACAGTTGCAACTAATATTGTTAAAGGACTCACAGCTCCAAGCAGTACAGGTATATGCTGCACAGTTGTAGCTTCCAGAACAAAAGCCTCCAGTACAAGCACTCCATACACCAGTTGGTGTAGCTGGATTATTTCCAGTAAAAACGTTATATGGTGTGTTTCCAGTAAATGCATTGACGTTGCCTGGATTAAATATTTGATTGTTTCCGCCTCGTGTGTTGTAAGATGCAATACTTGAGGCTCTACAAAATCTATTTCCTGTTCTATCACAGGCACTCCATCCAGAGCAAGGACGCACAAAGTTTTGTGTGTTCCAGGATATACAGTTTCTTGGAACGGGGTTTCTTCTCCATGCCCTACAGTTGTTTCCTGGCAGAGCAACAGGAGGATCTGGAATTGTACAGTTTTGTGGATTACAATTTCCAGTATTCCAAGCATTACAGTTATAGTTATTTGCATTTCCTCCAGTATTAAATGAATTATATACTCCAGTTGGTGAAGGTGCGTTTGTGTTGCCTCCACCAGTTGCTGCATTGTATCCTCCAAAAGCAAAGTTTGGATTTCCTGGGGTAGCACTTGTATATTGAGCTGTATTACATGGTCCATTAATACAGTTTCCAGGGGTACTACAAAATCCAGTAGTGCAAGGAGTATTTACGGGCAGTGTGGCACATTCTGTACAAGTATCACATTGACAATTTTCTCCATTATCAATTCCTGTTGTAACAGCCCACCAATCACCAGTGTCTGAAATCCAAAGGGCTGCACCTGATCCAGGGGTAGTCCCCTTTAACGTAATAACTACATCTTGATCAAGTGGAGAATCTGGCATTGTAATAGAAGCAATTGGATATGTGCTAACAGAAGAAGTTGTTTTAGCTTTATTTCCAAAAATAGTAAATACTCCACGAAGAGCTGTCCATTTACTACCATCTGTTGCCTCTCCAAGTTCTCCTGCATCAGATCTATTAAAATTATCTACGAATACATTACGGACTGCTGATGCAATTGTTGATAAATTTTTAAACAGGAACATAGTTTATACCGTCAAATCTCCAATTAAAGCCCAGGTATTAGTAGCTCTTTTAACTAAACTTGCAGCAGACCATTGTGCTCTTAGTTTGGCTCCAGGAGTAGCGTTTACAGTCACACCTGCTGCTCCAGAGATAGTTGTCTGACCAGCACCTGTTTGAAGCACTGAAATCTGAGTGCCTATTGGAAAGGCGTGGGACGAATTTAAGGGGATTTCAAGAGTGTTGCCTACTCCAGTAGTAGTATTCATCTCAATCATCTTACCGTCATCTGCCAAAACTAACGTATATTTGTAGGAATTGCCAGAATTTAAAGTTGGAGTATTTGTATCAATATGTGAGACAACATTTCCAGCAGAATATACTGTTCCAGTAAAAGATGGAGCATTTAAAAGTGCATAGTTGCTTAGTGTAATTGTTGCCCATGAAGCAGTAGTTCCATCAGTTGTTAGATATTTTCCTGAATTTGAAGACTGTGATGGTAAAGCATCTAGGGTAGCCCACTCAATTGTAGTTCCAGCAGAATTAACTTTAAGTACTTGGTTTGGTTGTCCAAGCAATCCGTCAACAAGAGTTTCACCAAAAACATTAACGTCATCTAGTACAGTTACATCATTATTAGCCAGTAAAGAATCTACTGTTAATGGCTCAGTAGAGTAAAGGTGGTTTAGTTTATTAAGTCCCACGTTTTCCTCCTACTATGCTTGGGCTTCGGTCCAAGAAAGCCTTCCGTTAACTGTAGCAGTTGTTACACCAGAACCAGAAAGGTTTCTAATTGCTATTGTTACAATGTCTGGTCCATCTGGGAAAACGTTAAGTTCTGTAGTAGATGCGGTATTTGTTGTACCACCACCAAGAATTGAGTTTCCTAAATCTCTAACCAAACCAAGATCTTGCTGAACAACACTTGCTTCACCAGACTGAGTAGATACAAAGAAGGAGAAGATTGGTTCTCCACCAACTAGGGTTGTATTTACTGCGTGATAACAAACTTGAGACAAACTTGATCCACCAACATTTTCCCAAGTGTTTCCAGTTGCAGTATTAAATCTTGGATTCAAAATAAGTTCTACTAGGAATGCTCCTGGGTTTCCAGCAGTTCCTGCAACTAAGCTTAAAACGTCCATTTGTCTTAGTCGTAGCTGCATTCTGTTAATAAGCTCTCTTTCTCCAAAAACTCCAACAACTCCGTTGTCTACAGATGGAGCAAGTCTTAGGCTAAGAAGAGCAGATCTTGTTGATGAGCTTCTTGGAACAACAACACCAGACTTCATACCTGCTTGGAATACGAATGACTTATCATCATCGTATCCACCATCCATAATTACAGATGATCCCCAGTGACTTGTTCCAGTAGCATACTGTCTAGAGTATAGATCTACTCTTACAGGTGCTGTTGCAGAATATGTAAACGATTGTGCCGTTCCATTTCCACCACCAGTGGCACCAGAAACTGGGTTAATGACTACGTTGCTTAGGGCTCTTGTTAGACCTGTAAAGGTTGTAGCAGTTTTTCCTGTGTAAGAAACATACTCAATTTCTTGTGCAGTATTTCCAGCCTTTGTAATTGCAAGAGTTCCAGCTGATGGGAATCCTACAGTACTTGCAACTGACATACTAGTAGCAACATTTGAAAGCGTTGCTGAAAGTTTTGTAACTGGTGCATCTGCTGCTGCCTCATAGCGAGAAGGAAGGTTTCCAGAACGCATATAGGCTTCTGTCTTAACATTTGCGTGTGTCATTCTATGGCAATAAACAACCTCTCCACGCTCATCCTTAAATCCAAATCTAATTGCACCTGCACCATACCAAGCATAGTCAAGGTAGAACATCTGCATCTTAGCTAAATCAACTGTCACACCTGATGGACCAGTTCCATCTAACTTATCAATGTTCCAATCAGACTGTGCAACCTTGGTGTCAACAATCTTGCTTACGATTCCACCAGAGGCAATGGTCTGACCACGGTATTCTGGGAACACATAAAGCTCAGTATTACTTGTAATAGACTGAACTTGATAGGTTGCACCTCTAATAGAGATTCTATCTCCTGGGTTTAACTGTTCAGAGAATCTGGTATCAGTTCCTGTAATAGTTGGAGACCCTTGTGTTGCTGCAACTATACCAGAAATTTGATCTGTACTAGAACGTCTTACTGCATATAAAGTTTGTCCATCAAATTCAAAGAAGAATCCGTTTTGTTCATCAAACATACCGATTCTAGTCTGACCACCGAACCACGATACTGGTGCGACTGTAATTGGGAATCCAGTTGCTGGAGTTGCAGATGGAACTGAGGATGCTGTGTACTGGAATTCTTTAGGTCCAGTAATTGCTGTAACTGTAAAGGTTCCATTGTATGCTGTTTGATCTGCACCACTTACTGTAACCTGTGCACCAATTCCAAGGAAATGTTCGTATCTAGTTTTTACCGTAACGGTTGTGCTAGATGAAGAAATTAAATCAACTGCGAATACTGGCTTCATCATAGATCCAGTTGAGAACTGAATGCCCTTACCTGACTGGTATCTAAAATATCTTCTTGTCTGTCTTATAATTTTTGATCCAGGAGCAGAAGAACCAGTTGTAAACTTCACTCCACCATCAAATGGTCTGTGTACAGATAGTGTTCCTGGTCTACCAGTTAAGGACTTCGCAACAGCAGTGATTGCACCAGATGGGGCATCAATTACATCGAAAGTGAACGTATTTGTTGTTGGAGTTGTCTTTACTTCCCAAGCACCATTTGGTGGGTTAGAAGAAGCTGCTGTGGTACCAGAAACATAAATCAAATCTCCGATGCTAAGACCATGAGCATTTGTAGTTGTTGCTGTTACTGTTGTGCTAGAAGCTGTAAATGCAGCACCAGATGAGGTGCTAAGTGGGATCTCTGATCCTGTGTAATTGTAAGCCTTGTATGCAAATGTCTTTGTTGCATCACGAACGCTTCCGTTAGTAACATTTGCTCTTGCATAGTAGGTAAAAGTATCATTAGAAACTGTTGTTGTGGAAACGCTTCTTACTAGATACCAACCGTCTGCATTAACATCCAAGGTATCCTGAATGAAGAACTTATCTCCAACAGAAAGACCGTGGGCTGCAGTAGTTACTACTGTTACAAGTCTAGAAGATCCAGTTCCTGTAATTGAAACAAAAGTGTTTGTTCCTCCAGAAGGCTGTGCAATTGGTGTTTGAATATCATAAAAGGCTGAAGGCTTGTTGTTTGTAAGACTTAATACTTCCCATTTAGTAGGCTGAGTTCCGTATTCAAAATCGGTATCAATTAAAGAAGTAGGTTCGGAAACTCTAAACTTTCCAACAGGATCCATGTATGCTTCATCTGGTTGGAAGCTTTCAGCATACTCATCAACTGTGATTTGAAGTTTATCTGTAGCAGACATTGCTGCTGTGTTGTAATTAAGAACAACAGTTGTTGTGGCTACGTTGTTTGAGTCAATGGCTGGGGTATAGCTTGTTGCTTTAAGACTAGGGTCAGAGAAGTTGTAGATGACTTGGTTAGTAGTTACGTTTGTAATTAAAACCAGTCTCTCCCTTGGAATGTGATCTGGGATTACAATCGTTCGTGTTGACGGAGTGAATGTATAATTCGTCTCGTGAAGTACTTTTCTAGCCATTGTTTATGCTCCTAATAATATATCCACTGCTTTGAATGGATACCCTTTCTTTATTGAATTTACGTTTGGTCCAAGCATTAACCTGGCATCAAATGTTGATCCTACTGGTGGTACTTCAGAAAATGCGATGTAGCCATCTGAGTCTACCATAAAGCCTTCTCTTGGTAGCATAGATTGCCAGACATATTCTGGAAAGTCCACTGTTTGAATTATACCATTTATTGTTAACAAAAGTCTAAGTGGGTTGTTAATTGCTACTTGTTGTCCTTGGAATTTTGGAACAAATCTAGAATCCATATCGTTAAACTCATACCTCAAGTCATCCAGTGGAATAATGTCTGGAAGGTATGGCAAACTGGCAAAAATTAAATCGTCCACATATTCTTTATTTGCTGCATCTGTATCATCTGTAGGAGATGGCACTGTAACATGACCAGTAAATACTGGATCGTTTGTTCTGGCTATTTCAACATCAATAAAGTCTTTATCAATTGGGGTTGCTGCCCAGGTTCCTGTTGTAACGTATCCAAGAGTACTAATATTATTTGGCACACCAGAGTACTGTGCAAAAATTATATTATCTGTTCCAATTTTTATTGCACCACTTGGAGTCGTAGAAGTTCCACCCTGAGAAACAACATAAGAATCATTTGCAGAGTTGGTACCTGAAGTAACAAAAACGTAATCTCCATTTTTAATTAGTCCATTTGTTGAAGTATTTCCATTAAAATTTGTAGCCCTTGTAAGAATAAACGGATCGTCACCGTCACCAGCAAATGTTACAACATAAATACCATTATGCTTTGCGTCAGTCTGATCTTTAATAAGAACTCTTTGACCAGCCTCTACCTCTGGTCCATCAAGTATCAATGCTCCATCTACATTTCCAGTAAGGGTTGCTCCAACTCCAAGACCGCCAGAAGAATCGCTAGTTCCAGCTGCATATGTTGCATTTAGATTTGTTTGGGAAACATAGACCACCTGAGGTTTAACATTAATTCCAGCAGCCAATGCGTCAACATAGCTTTTAGTTGTAGCATGACCAGAACTTGTTGGAGTTGGCACAGTAACAGTTCCAACAAAATTTGTAGAAGGATAAACAGAAACTGTTCCAGTTGCTCCACTTGTTGAAGAACCAATGTTAATATTTGTTTCTGAACCTGATGCCCCACCAGTTCCAATGTTGATTGTTTTTGTAGTTGTAGTAGCATTTCCAAATAAAGTTGCAGTAACTGATCCTGTTGGAGTGCCTCCAATTGTAAATGTTGTTGCTGCACCTGCAAGGTTAACAGTAGTTGCGGTTGTATTAAATAAGTCTAAAGATGTGCTTGTTGTGACTATTGCAGGAGTTCTAATTGTAGTGCTTGCACCAGCATCAGTAGATCCCATAATTAATGTTGTTGCTGCCCCAGCAAAATTAACTGTTGTTGCAGTAGCATTTATTAAATTAAAGGTACTTGTTCCAGATATTAAGGATGTGCTAATTGTTGGGGAAGAACCAGTTATATAAGAATTTGTGTCAATAGACCAGCTGTCTGGTCCAAGTCTTTTTAATAGACCAACTCCAGAAGTTATTGCTGCAATTGCACTAAGATCTCCGTCAACTGGTTGATATCCAGACAAAGAAGATGATAGTGCATATGTACTTGAGTCATAGGACCATGTTCCTGCTGTATTTTTTAGAAGACCAGTGCCAGAACCAAGAGTATTAATTCCTGCAAGATGTGAACTGTAAGCTTGAACGTCTGTTCCAATTACAAGACCTAAAGATGTTCTTCCAGAGGATGCATCAAGACCTGAAGATCCACCGTCCCATTTATTTCTATCAGTATATGCGGTGTCCCAATTAGAAGAATTATTAGTTACTGTAGTGTATGTTGAATCTGTTCCACGAACAACAATTCCAGTTGTTGACAATGCAGAAATATTTGTAAGGTCTAAATCTTTTGGTTGGTAGTCTGATATGGCATCAGCCTTGGTTAAATATGTAGCTTCTGCTGTTGCTGTTGAGAGCAAGTTACCAAGTTGTGTTTGTATAGAAGATGTTACTCCATCTAGGTATCCTATTTCTGTAGATGTAACATTTCCAATACTTGTTGTTGATGGAAGAATTACTATGCCAGTAAATGTTGGACCAGATAATGTAGCATATGCTGTTAGGTCTAACTGTGTGCTTGGAACTTTTCCTGATGGATCATCAAGTGTCGCTACGCCACCTGCAATACCTTTTGCACTCATAGGAATGTAGCCAGTTGAAGTGTTGCTTATGTCAGAAACTCTTGCAATTGTATCTGGTATAACTGCATCTGAAATTTCTCCGCCAGTAAGTGTTGGCTTTGAGTCTAGCTGAGTTTGTATAGCAGAGGTTACGCCATTTAAATATCCAACTTCTGTAGCACTTACGTCACCAATTGATGTTGTGGATGGCAAGACAACTATCCCAGTAAATGTTGGTGCATCTAAAGGTGCAAAACTTGTTGCAACAAACTCTGTTGTTGCAATTCTAGTACTATTGTTTCCAGCTGTAGCAGTTGTTGCTAAGGGTAAGCCAGTAAACTCTGGACTTTCTAGTGGTGCATAGCTAGAAAGACTTGAATTTAAAGCGTAAGAATTTGTGTCTATGCTAAATGCATCTTCACCAGTTCTTTTTACAAATCCAGTACCAATAATTTCTGTAATTGAAGTAAGTCCTGGATTATATTCTTGTACATCTAGACCAATGCTACCAGAAGTAAGAAGATCTGCTTCTGCTGCAGTTTGATTTTTCCATTGAGAGGTTGCACTATCATATGCAAGAACTTCATTGTCTGCTATAGTTCCACTAATTGTTACATCTGTAAGACTGCTTATATCTGTGACTGCAGAAACCGTTTCATTTATCCACTTTGAAGTTGTGGTATCCCAAACAAGTGCTTGTCCATCTGTTGGGGTTCCAGTAATTACAACATTTGAAAGACTGTCAACTGTATGGTTGTGTGATGTAGAAGACTTGCTATCAATTTGTGTTTGAATGGCGGAAGTTACACCGTCAAGATATCCTATTTCAGTGTCAGTAACTCCAGATACAACTGTTTGAAGCCCTGCTTCTGCTGCTGTTTGATTTTTCCAAAGACCACTTGCACTATCATAGGAGAGGATTTCATTATCTGCTATTGACGCATTAGCTTCAAGAAGTACATCATGAATTTCTTTTAACTCAAAACCATTTTGTACCTTAACAAAAATCTCACCAGTGTTTGCATTTTTTCTAGTAACAACACCAATAAAAACTAAATGTGCAGGAGCAACAGGCTTGTTTGTAAGACCATAAATTAAATTACCATCTGTACCAAGCCATACTGGATCACCCTCTGCACCTGCGGTAGATGTGTCAAGACCTGCTAGAAGACCTTCTGTTACAACTTTAACCAATGCATTGTTTGCTCCGCCAGATTCTAAAAGACCAATAGTCTTACTAGATGTTGCTTCGGATGCGTTAGAAGCTTTTGAAACAACCATGTTTGTTCCATTAGAAGAACTTACATATACTGCTTGACCTTTTGCAATAGCACCATTTAATCTAACATCATGTTTTAAAACTGCGGTATAGTCTGCAGATGGAGCATTTATTACATCAATATGTAATTCATTAGATGCGTCTTCATATGTTACAGAAGCATTGGTGTGGTTTGCGTGGGTAAATAGTGGGGCTACAAAGTCTTGTACCTGCTCTTGTGAAAGGCTTACAACACCGTTTACTTCTACCCAATAAGTACCATCATAAATATAGAACTCACCAGTATCATTCTTATACCAGGCATCTCCAGTTGCTGGACTTGATGGGGCAGTGGTTGAAACATTAATGTCTGATCCGCCATCATTACCAACGGGAACCCAAGCACCATTGGCATATACTTTTACTGCATCAGATGTGGTATTGTAATAAATGTCACCTTCAACTGGTGAGGATGGGTCTGAAGCTAAATTGACCAAATTAATAGGGTTTAAAAACTTTTTACTAGCCATAGTAGTTTAATTATATCATTTATGTAGGTTTAAGTATAGGATGTTCTACAAGCCATTATAGTTCTGCTTCTGATGCCCAATGAAAAGATATTCCATTTGCGTTAGCACCAGAAGAACTAAGTGCTCTAAACGAGTTTTCTCCTGAACCATCAAGACTTCCAGTAACGCTTTGCTGGCTAGAGCCATAAGTTTCTCTTGTAACTTTTCCAGAAGCACCAGTCATGGTATCCCAAATAGATAAAGTTGGGCTTGACTTTCTTTTTGATACTTTATACGGAACAGATGTAACTATGTATCCAGTGGTAGGTGCAGCAGACCCACTAAAAAATGCTCCTACGATGGTACTTGTTCCAAGAGCAGTTCCTAAATCGTAAGACTTCTCATAGTACCTTTGGCACAATGCTAGTTCTGTACCAATAGGACGTTGTTCAAACGGGGTGGCTATAGAACCCTTTTCAACTTGCACACCCCACACATCAAATGTAAAGGTTGCATTTATTGGTAAAGAAAAGAATATGTGTAGCGATGAATCTGGATTAGTTCCTAATGTTTTTCCAGATAAAGACGGAACGGTAACTGTGTAAGTAAACTTAGTCCAAGAAGTTGTAACCGCTACGCTTGTAGCAACTGTTGTGTACTGAAAAGAAGATGGTGAACCACCAGAGCCATAAGCTTGACCAATTAAAATTCCAGGAATTGTAGTGTTAGCAGATGTTTTAGCCCAGAATGAAATTACAATATTCTGTCCAGCAAAAGTACGGACGTCTTCAATTTTCTGGAGTAAATAGTTATACGTTGCTCCAGAGCCAGCAACAGACTGATTGTATCTTAAAAAGTATTTTGGTTCGTATTCTGAAATTGCTCCTGCTCCAGGGGTAAAAGATTGCTGAGTGATAAGGCGAGTTGAGCCAGAACCATCTAGCCAAGTTAACCATCTATCTGCGTTGTAACCACCATTACTTGGAGTAATTGATGTGCCTCGTTGCCAGATATCCATACCACCATTGATAATGGCATTGCGGAAACCACTGATAGGTGTAGTAGTCATGTTTGGGTACTCTGACAGATCAGCAGAAGTTAAATAGGTGTTAGTGTCTAGTGACCAGGATATCATTCCCATTCCATAGTTTGCAAACTTAACTATTCCACTTTGAATAGTAATATTTCCAAATGTACTAGAGAGTGTTGATAAAGCACCATTAAGTGGCTGATATGTAGAACTTGCTGTAGATATATCTAATTTATTTCCAAGAGCAGTTGTGATGGTGGATGCATAGTTTGCATCATCTCCAAGTGCTGCTGCAAGTTCATTAAGAGTATTTAATGTTGAGGGTGCAGCATCAATTAAATTGGTTATTGCTGTTCCAACATATGTTTCTGTTGCGTATCCAGAAATAGATGCACCTGCAGGAATTGTAACCGTACCAGTAAATGTGGGGGAGGCTAGTGGAGATTTTGTACCCAACTGTGTTTGAATAGCACTAGTTACGCCATCAAGGTACCCAATTTCAGTGTCTGTTACGTTGGTTACTATTGGCTGGTATGTGGTTGCTGCGGTAGATGAAGAAAGCTTTGTACCTAACTGAGTCTGAATAGATGATGTAACGCCATCTAAATATCCTAGTTCAGTATCTGAAACATTTGAAACTCTTGGCTGGTAGTCAGCAGTTAGATCAATTCCAATAATTTCCCAAGATGTACCATTATAACGATATCCCTGATATTCATCATTAACTTGTGGAGCAGGAGAGGTTGGAAAGATAGTTGCCATATGTCTATTTTATCACCTATTTATGCGTATGGCACCTAGTTATCATATATAATGTATGATACAGGACTGTTAATTTTGTCATCTAAACTCTTCTGAATTCTAATCTGCTGAATAGCAGTTTCTTCAGCAATTTTTTTAGATTGAAAAACTACTCCCTTTAATCCACACCTAACCTTAACCCACTCGTTAATCCCAGTTCTTCTTTGAACTGATGCCTTATAGGTTCCTTTTTCAGGCAGGTATGTAATAACTGCACGATACTGATGTTCTTCTACAAGCATCTCATCTTTTAGTTTGCGATTAAACATTATCAAACAACGCTTTCTTTAGTGCTGGCTTTGGCTTAGCCCCAACAATATGCTTTAGTTTTTCTCCACTATTGTATAGCATAATAACTGGGATGCTATTGATGCCAAGTGCTTGTGCAAGTTCTGGACTCTCATCAACATTGATCTTTAGCAAACGAACATCCTGCTCTTTAGATAGTTCTTCAATTACAGGTGTTAACATCTTGCATGGTCCACACCACTCAGCCCAGAAGTCCACGAGGGTCTGACCTGACTTAACTTCTTCAATAAATTCTACTAGATTCATTACGACACTACTCCATTGTTTCTCTTGTTTTTTATTTTATATTCTGAAGCTCTACCAGAGGATGTTCCTTTGTATGTGGCTTCAATCATTCTACGATTATATAACAGTTCTTTTTCTGCTCTTTCAATCTGTTTGTCCCAGCTAAACTTTTCTTTTTTTGCTCTTGGTTTTCTTGGTTGTCTTGGCTTTCTTGGTTGTCTCACAATATAATCCTTTTGTTTTATTTTAGAGCTCCAAGTGAATTCCGAGATCACAACCTATGCTTTACAAGAGCATCGCTCTACCGTTGAGCTATTGGAGCAATTCTTTATTTATTAATACTTATCGTGACTTACTTCGTGTCTATCATCAATGTACTTGTGAATCTTTTTAAGTACTCGTGATTTTGAAATAGCAAGTAGTGCTACTGCAAACACAATGTTCCAAAAAAATTCTGCAACAACGTGCTCTAGCCCAAACATTACTTCAAACAACTCGCTTGTATGTCCTGCATGTTCTGATTCTTCACCTGTGTAAATCATCTCTTAATTCCTCGCTTTACATATCCTGTTTTCTTTTTGTTCATAGAACCTGGCATATTGTATCCACCTCTTTGTGGTACATTGTTTTTGCGAACCTCTAGGGCTGCAAGAATTTTATCGTGATGTTTTCCCATTTAGTTGTTATCTCCATTGTGTTGTTTTAGGTATTTAATAACTTCTTCTAAAGCATTGTTCCATCCATTAATAAACGCCTGAAATTCTGGTGATTGAACCGCTAGAGCTTCTGCGTGTTTCATAGGAATAATTTCTTCAATTAAAAAATCTATTTCAATATTTGACATAAGAAATATTATAGCAGAAGCCCCTGACAATTGTCAAGGGGCTTCACTATTTATTTTTTATTAAGATGCAAGAATTGCAGCAGGATCAATGTCCTTGCCAGCACTCCATCTAATGTTATCTCTCATTTCAAAGTGTAGGTGAGGACCTGAAGAGTTGCCTGTATTACCAGACTCTCCAATATGCTGACCCTTTGTTACTTTGTCTCCAGCCTTAACTAGAGCCTTTGAAAGGTGTGCATAGATTACCCAGCCACCTTCAACTTTTTGTACTAACTGTGTACCATAGCTGGCACCCCAGGATGCATTTTCAATCTTACCGTCAGCAACAGCAACAATGTCTGTTCCTACTTTGCAAGCGTAGTCTACTCCTGTGTGATAGCCCTTGCTCCACATTTTTCCAAGCTTCTTGTAAGGTGTTGTAACCTTACCTCCCACGATTGGTGAACCCATTTAGAATCACTCTTTTCCTATAAATTAGGTATTAAACCCAAATCTATTATATCCTAGATAGGACTTGAAGACGATCTTTCGTTAATAAAGTCTCTTTCATCTATAATTTCATAGGAAAATTTAATAAGAGCATCTTCATTTTTTGTATAGTGATGCCCGCAGAAATATAGCTCTCCTGCTACGCCTTTTACAAGGACAAATGCTTGAGCACCACACCTGTCACATCTATCTGCTATTAGTAACTTTCGTTCCTGTTTTTCTTCTACAGTTGTTTCCATTACATCTCCTTAGATGTTTCTTAGTTTAATTATACTCTAAAGCCCCCAATAAGAGATTCGAACTCCTGACCTAACGGGTAGAAACCGTTTGCTCTATCCACTGAGCTAATTAGGGGAGCGAATGGAGAGAATCGAACTCTCACCGTCAGTTTGGAAAACTGAGGCACTACCATTATGCAACATTCGCCTGTCAGTTTGCCATGCCACTTAACATGTGGGAGTATATGCAACTGACAAACATATACTGCTGCTCCCCAACCTGGACTCGAACCAGGAACATTTAAATTAACAGTTTAACGCTCTGCCAATTGAGCTATTGGGGATTGGGTATTTAATATTTAAATTCTTTAATCTTACTTGTCTTTAAATGATTATCAACTTCATGTTTTTTAACTGGACTTTCTGCTCTTCCATAATGACCATCTATTTCTGTTATACCTGCTTGTTGAGATGTTCTATGATTTGCATACATGTCGTATTCTTTTTTAAATTCTGGATAGTCTTCAATTCCTGAAACTAAAGTATTAAACTGCTCAACGTATCCTCTTTCTACTGGGAAAAAACTAAACAATGGCTGATCTTTTTCAAATTTAATTTTTCCTGGTTTAATAAACTTAAAGTTATAAGTAAATGTAAATGGTAACCAGTCTGTTTCTACAACACCGTCAAGTGGCTGTATTCCATTTGCAATTAAGTTTGGAATACCACGAACATATGTAGAAACTCCTGGACTTGTTTTAATAATAAAGTCTGGAATCAAACTTAATATTCCATGACCAAAATTAGTTGCAGTCATTTTAAAGTCTTCATTGCTACTTTCTGGAGGATTTATTACTGTTACTGAAAGGTCTGACCCCAAAGGTCCACCGTTCCATTCTGCTGTAAAATCCATTGGACATAAAACATACCACCCATAGGTATTTCCAACATTTAATGGGGTACAACGATAAGCATTGTTGTGTGTTTCATCCATCCATGTTCTTTTTACTTTTGGATTTACTACTTTAAAAAGCTTGTTTTCTTTGTCAAAGTATCTTAACTCAATTGTTTTTTCGGAATCCATAGCCTCTATCTTACACTATTGGCATGACATTTGTCAAGTCTATTGGTCGTCTCTTTTTTTCATTTCACTCAGCTCCCACAAAAGAAGCCTTTCTTCTTTTGTAAGGTTAGGAATTTCTTCATAGTTTAATGTAACATCAGTTGGAATAATTAGCCATTCTCCATCTTCCGTCATTGTCATTTCAACGTATCCTTTTTGCCAAACAGAAAATAAAAGCTCATTTGTAAATTCCATATGAGCTTCAAAAATATCTGGGTAGTCCTCAATTAAATCTTGTGTCATTTTGTAAATTGGCTCGCCATCTTCATCAATGCCAACGCTTTGTATGTAGTTATGTTTGATCATGTAATCCATCATTTCATCATACTCTTCACTTGAGAAGTCGTCTGGGATTTCCACTAAACCATTCCTATTCCATTTAAATATCTGAGAATATCATCTGGAGCCTGTCTATTTCTTTCAAGGTCTCTTTGTAAAATATTATCCCATTCTTTTTGCTTGTTGTCAAGTGCTTGTTGCTTGTATGTGTGAACTTCTATTTCTCTTCCGCCTTGCCTTCTTGGGGTTAAAGCAATAGCATTATATATTGCACCACAGACAGCATCTGCAAGATCCTTAGATCCCTTTCTTGGGTGATCTACCTTGTCACGAATAATTCTTAACTGGAGCAGCTCTTCTACTAGCAATCTAATTGCTGGACCCACTAACCTTTCTTCTGCTACAAGCATTTGCATATCTTCATAATGCTTTTTTGCAACAGACAAAGTTTCTGATTTCATTCCACTTGCCTTTAACTCATTCATAATGTCAAGTGAGTTCCATCTATCAAATGTTACAAGTTTAATCTTGAACCCACGGTTTCTAAGATCTAAAATATAATTTTTTACATCCTTAAAGTCTACAGTTTTATCTGCAGTTGGTGTCCACCATCTAACAGCATCAACAACAACTAATGGGTTAATTACATCATAGTCATTAAATGTTGTAATCTTTACAAACTTTTCAACGTGAGCCAAAGCAACTGCACAGTGGTCATGCTTTTGTGCAAGGTCAACGTGAATAAAATATTCTTTGTCATCGTCTGGTACAAACCACTCTGCAAATCTTCCGCTCTCATCTATTGCAAGTGATGGCTGATTAAAACATGCTTCAATTTTTTCCTTTGATCTAAAGAATGCATCCACTGCATCTGGAGGCATACAGGCAAATCTTGACAAAGCATCTGTAGGGTTTGTGTAAAACTGAATCTTAAAATCTTCTATTTTTCTTGTTGGATTTATTTCCCATGTTGGTCTGCGTAGGGCAAACACTTTAGGAAACTTGTAGGCACTAATGTGATCTTCTTCCCACTGAATAGTAAACTCGTTATTTGAATCTTCAACCTCTAGTGTTTCATCTAGCTTAAAGGTATGTTCACGAATAGTTGTTTCTTTGGCTGCAATCACTGCATCATACCTTTGCTGAATGTAGTCATTGCGATATCTTGGGAATGATAGCAAAACTACTTTGCCAAAATCTGGGAAACGAGAATCTACAGAGGCACGATACATATCGTAAATTGCCTGACCAGTTTTTGCTTGATCATGACCCGTTGTGTTATCAATGGCAAAGCCAGAGATCTCATCAAGAATTACACAAAGGACGTTGTACCCCTCCCAGGATTCTCTTTCAGAGTGTCCTGAGTGGCAAGTAATTCCCTTATCAAAACTTACCGAACCTGCAGTGTAAGAATACTTTCCTTGAAACCAAGGAGACTTATCAATTCTATTTTTTAAACCCTTAAAGAAAACATTCTTTGCTTGCTCAGCATTAATAGCAATATTAAGAATATCGATAGAGTCGCCTGGAGGTTTTCCGTAATACTTTGCAGGATCCTTTAAACATAAAAGAAGATATACCATGTAAGAAACAGAAATGGTTGACATGTAGTCCTTACCAGAACCTTTACCAAGCTGCAATACTACTTCATTACAAGTTTGCTTTGATATCTTAGTTCCCTCTTCTTGACCAAAAACATTAATCAAAGTTTCTTTTTTATAAATTTGACTCATTGCTTTAATTGCAGTGTACTGATAATCAGAAAGCGGTGGTAGACCAAGGTAATCTCTAGAGGTTACAAACTCTTCTAAATTTACTGGCTTCTCGTCAAATTCATCTCCGCCAAGGAGATCAATCATATCTTCAAACACTAGAGTGCCTCTGCTTGTCCTGTTATCTTACTTAACCTTGAAGAAACTTGAGGCTTACATTTTTCGCAAGACGAAACAACATCTCTAATAATCTCAACAAGCATCTGTTGCTTTTCTTCTGTTTCAATAATTTGTTCTGCTAGTTCGTTGTTGTCTAGCACACCTGCTTTTTGTAGCATGTCCATTTGTTTTTGTTGAATATCAGCAATTAGTTTTAAGGCTGATGTTTTTTGTGGTAACTGTGCAGTAAGGTCTGCTTGCTCTACTACATCCCAGGCTTCTTTAATAAGCATTGAGTAGTGCTGATCTGCACCTGCAAGAGCTTCTCTGGCTCGCATTTGAATCTGTCTATCACTTTGAATAACTGTACGCCACTCATTTAGGTACTCAGTTACTTGGGATCTTTTAAATCCAGTGATTGTAGCAATATCGTTAGGGTTTGTGTTTCCACGAAGGAACTCCTCAACAACCTTGTTGATTCTTTCCCAACGCTCTGCTAGCTCAATTTCCGCTGCCATTCTTCTTAATCCTTTTCTTCTTAGGTTTAATTATACCCTTTAAATCCCACAAATAAAAGGACCTATATCCAGTGGGACCAATAACATCAATCCATTCCATACCAGAATCGGTGTTCTTTACATACTTTTCAAACTTAAAGTCTCCACGAACATTCTTTATTTTAAGAGGTGTTCCTGGAACAATTAGGTCTTTGCCATGCTGGTGTTCAAACTTTACATCCCAGTTTGGATTATACTTAATTACAGTTTTTGTTTTAGCCATTATCTATATCCGCCAGCAGTTGGAGCCCATACAGAAACATTTCCAAGAGTCCAACTCCTAGTAAGAACATTACCACATTTTTCACATTGCTGATGGTCTCTATCGTCAACTTTAACATTTGGTTTTTCAATAGAGTTATCACAGGTTACACAAGTGTATTCATAGGTGGGCATTATCTTCCTTCCAGCCTATTAATTTCATCATTAATATAAAAGATTGCCTTTTGCAAATCTTCTATTTGTTTTTTGTCATCCTTAATTCCAGCTCTCCAAAGATACTTAAAAGCATTACCAATGTTAAAGTTTCTATGACGTGTAATTTGAATGCACTCAACTCCAGATGGATCAGTTGTGTAGTGTGCAGGATGATTTACTTGATCTACCTCAATATGAAACTTATCCTCATACTCGTGCATCTAATTTTCCATTCTTCTGTAAAGATCTTTTAAACCTTTTAGTGTACCAATATCCATGTATTCTCCGTCATTTCTAACTGCTTGAATATTAAACCTTGATGTTATCCACTCCTGAATTTGTTCTCCTGGATGGTTTCTACTTGGGTCTACATATCTTATCATATTTTTTCGGAAAAGTAAAGTGCCCCACAAATATTCATAGTCGCAATCATTTGTTTTATCTTTTGAAGCTACTACTTTATTGTCTCGTAAAGATACCTGACCAACTCTTCCTCTAAGTTCTTCTGGACAATTCCAAACTCCTAAAACTAAGTCTGCGTTGTCTTGATTTTTCATAAGCTCTGAGTAAATGTTCTTTGTTGAATTTAAGATATAAGTGTCAGGCATTCCAATAAGCACAGTGTCATTATAGTCGCCTATCATAAAATCAATTGCGTCAGACATGGTTGAGGGCTCTCTAACAATAAGCTTTATGTTCATGTCCATGTTTTGAATAATTGGAACCCACTCAGGTCGTGTTGATACACGAACCTCATCACATACCTCAAGCATTTGATTTACATGCCACTGCAACAAACATCTATCATCACTAATAGGCAAACAAAATTTTGGTATTCCACCAATCCTAGATGCCTTTCCTGATGCAGGAAGAACTCCAACTGTAGGCATTACTCTTTCCAGTCTTTTGGATCAAACCCATCTTTATAGGATTGGTTTACTAGTGGGTCTGCCTTCCAAGCAATGTATCCTTCTTTGCGACCAGTATCTCCCCAGTATAAATGCTGAACGTATCTATCAAGCAAGCACCTTGCCTTGTCTCCAGAAAAAGCAAAGAACCTATTTTCTTGTGCTAGTTTAGACTCATTATACTCTGCTGCCTTTAATCTTAAGTCACCTTCGTGTGGTGGAAGCCCCATTGAGTTCATTAGGCTATCTGTAAACATTGCAACATCTGTATAGTAATGAACCATGTTAGGAATGCTCCAGTCCCCCAGCTTTACTCTTTCAACACATAAATCCATTGCATCTTTTAAGAATGGATGACCTGATCTTGCTGCAATAACTTGTGTTGCATACCAAGGTGTGTCTCCTTCAATATCAACTACCATTTCATATCCTTGTGGGAACCATCTAGAAATTTTACTAATACAGTTTGTATCTAAGTCTGCATAAACTCCACCATAAGCATGTAAGATTGCAAATCTCCAAAGTCCAGCTTTCATAACGCCCATTGGCATTTTCATGTAAGTGTCGTAAACCTCTGTGCTATATTCATATTTAAAGAAGTGTTCTCTATCTTCTGCACTCATATAGTTGTGCTCCCAAGAAGGATTTTGAGTCACCCAAGAGTTTATTCCTTCTAGTGCATATGCTGGTAAATCTTCTTTTTTACATTCATAGGTTTGCCAAATATTTTTTTCAATCATCGTGACCACTTTCTTTGATTTCTAATTAGGTCAAACTCTACTAAATATCTATAGACTGTTTGATGACTAGTCTCACACTCTTTGGCAATTTCTTCAATAGTTTTTCTATCAATAATGTATCTTTTTGTAAGCCAGGTTTTTGACTGATAAAGTTTTTTCATGATCTCTCCGTAAGTTTATTATATGCGTAGTAGGCAATTCCAATAGCATCACCAGTGTCGTTATCTGTAACACTTATGTTAAACTTATTATTAAAGTAGTCCATTGTTTTTTGCTTTCTATTCTCTCTTATTTTACCCTTATACCAACTATCAGTCTTGTCTGGAAACTGTAGTCTAATGTTAGCCTTGTCTGCTTTAGTTGGATTATTGTTTCCAATAAAGGATTGCCATTGAATTGGAGCAACAGTAATTACTTTTGTTTCAGGTTTTAGTAGTGCTGCTAATGAAGCACCAACGATCATAGCAATCTTTAGTCCTGCATCTGCTGACCTAACCATAATTGCAGATTCAACTGCAACGTAATCTGGATCCACCAGTGACGCAATAGCTTCCGACTTTCTATGAGCATCTTTAACCTTATCATAAATGTCAGCACCTACAATTGGCATCTTTCCAAATTTTACTGGCTTATCATTTTCAAACAAACAAAATGCTAGTGAGGCAGTTGAAGCATCAATTCCTAAAACTTTATGAGCACTAGACTTTTTTAGTACTGCTAATGACATTTGACATTGCCTCCATCGCCAAGTATCTTTTATTTTTTTTGTTTTTAGAATCACATACTGAGCAAGTGTCATCAGAGTTGTATCTACTCAAAGTTGATCCGCAACCACAAAGTCTTTCAAGACCGTTTAGCCTTGCTTTTTTCTGGTAGTACTTTTCCATAATTCTTTTGTTTGTTGCAATGCGACAGCATTCTCCAGAACAATATTTTTGATTATGAGTTTTTGCATCAAACTTTAAGTTGCATTCTTTACATACTTTCATGCTTGTCTAATTTCTAATGGGACAATTTTGTGTCTTCCGTCAGGCTTTTCAAAACAAACTTCTTTAACTGGACAATAGGTGCATGGAGCTTTGTCTCCCTTAAATGGACGCTTGATGTTTTTCTTTTCTTCCCAAGCAGCACGAACTTCTTTCATCCAGTCAAAGATATAGTCTACATAATCTAAGTTTTCTGGTGACATTACCATTGGAATTACAGTAATCTCGTGAGTGTTCTTGTTCTCATACAAAAAGAATCCTTCTTCCGCACCAGTTACCTTCATGTAAATAAGCAATTGAACTACATGGCTATCTGCACCAGTTGAAGTATCTTTTCTTAGAGTATATTGGTCATCTTTAATTGTTTTAATTTCTCCAACAATCTCTTCACCCTCAACATCTAAAATTAAATCTATAAAGCCACGAATTGGTGGGCTGTCTAGTTTAATCTCACGCTCTGATTCTTTTAGATATCCAGTTTTTGCAATAACCTTTTCAAGCCTTGTGTGTGCATCTGTACCGTTATCCATTGCAGCAACGCCTTGAGCGTTAAACGTTTCTTTAAAATCTGCACCGTCAAAAGCAATTGACCAATATCTAGGACACTTACCGTGACCATATCCAACTGTTGATGGAGAGAAGGTAGTTTTCTTTCTATGAATATATCCAGTTTTTCCTTCTAGGTAAGCTTTTCCAATTGCAAGTCTAAACTTTTTTGCATCCAGTTTTGTGTTTCTTGGCTTCTTTGTTAATGTTCCAATTAAGTTTCTAGCCATTATGCACCAAGCCTTGCAATATATTTTAGAGAGTCTACAAGCTTGTCTAATGAGTCACGCATAGAGTAGTACACATGCTTTTTAGTATTGTTAATACTTCCAGAAGGTCCCTTTTCTACAGTTGTATACCACGTTGCAAGCATTCCAAACTTTGCACTCATAGCCTGTAACTTGCTAATTAAAACAACTGCTTGAACAGATGGAATGTCTGGCTTCATCATAATCTTAACAACAATAGCCATTGCCTCATCAAGGTCTTTATCTTTCATAAACTCGTGAATATCATTAAACTCAGTTACCTGACTAATATAATCAAGGGTTGATTCCATTTGCTCTCTCCATTAAATCTTCTAGCATTGCCCATTCAATGACTGCTAGTCTTATCTTTTGTGTTTCTCCAATTGCCAACAGCAATGCTGGAGACTTAGTATTATCAGTTCTTAGTGTGTCAGTTACAATCTTTGCCCAAACATCTTGGTTTAAAGTAAAACTTTTTCCTGCTTCTTTTACGTCAACAATGAACTCGTCAAGTGATCCGTCACCTTTTTGATATTGACCACGACCAGAATTTTTATGTGCCTTAGCACCAATTCTTTTTAGTTCACCACGTTCGCTCACAGTTTAATTTCGTTTCTGTGATTGCTAGAACAAACATAAACTATTACCAATTCATCTTCGTTGAGCTTTGCCTGTCTTAAATGCTCATCACAATCCTGACACATAAATGTTCCAAAAATTGTGTCTACGCCAATATCTGCTTGTCTTTCTGAAGACTTTATAAAATCTTCTGGGTTAATGCTCATAACTTGCTGTATACCATGCTTTCTAAAGTATCAAATACTGCTGGATTTTCTTTTACATAGTCAATAACTTTTGCACGACCCTGCAATCTTTGATCCATAATAGTATACCAGGCTCCACCACGTTCGATAATGCCCATCATTTCTGCAATGTCAACAAGGTCAGCTACTTTGTCTACCCCCACAACATCTCCTTGGAAATAAAAGTCATAGGACCCACTAATGAATTGTGGTCCTGTTTTATTATAGTCAATTGTCCAGTTTACTGGACGACCAACACGTTGTTCAATTAGCTTATCTCCAATGGCAATCTTGTCTTTAATAGAAGATGCCTCTGACTCAGATGACCATAGTTTAATAATTGTGCTTGAGAAAAACTTGACAGCCATTCCACCAGTTGGAATATGGGTTGCATGCATTCCTCCAAAACTATTACGTTGCTGTGAAATTAAAACAAGCAATGTATTTTTATTTGCATAGTTCATCATTTTTACTGCATGAGTCATGTCTTTTGCCTCTGCACCAATTTGCTTAGTGTTTTCAAGAGACTTTAATTCTTCACCATCTTTTTCAAAATAGATTGCAGGGAGTAGTGCTGAAATAGAGTCTACAACAACAAGATCAACCCCTGCATTCATCAAGTCAACAACTACGTCTACCATGTCATTTACAGACTTTGCTGCAGAATAAATCAATTTACTTGAATCTACTCCAAGCTTTTCTGCCCACTCAGGTGAGTACGATGCTTCAGAATCAATCCAGGCACAGGTCTTTCCTTCTTTTTGTGCCTCACCAATCATCTGCAAACAGAAAGAAGATTTACCTGCAGACTTATTCCCCCAAACTAAAACTTGACGACCATAACCCAGTCCACCCTTAAGCCCAACATTCAAGCTTAAACTTGGAGTAGGCTGTTTTTCAGTTTCTACTTCTGTTGCTTGCTGCACACGCTTTCTTGTCTTTGGATCTAGCCTTGATAAAATATCTTCCATTGTTGTCATTTTATATCTCCATCTTGTATAAGCATCTATTATATCATCCCAATACGCCATGCATTTTTGGACGTTGGCTATTAATAATTGTCTTCTTTGTAACTACATCCTCAAGAGAGTCTTTGGCTTCTCCAGCCATTACAAGACCCTGGTACAAGTCAACTACACGAATAATAATATCCGCTAGCTCTTCTACAACCTCTTGTTGTCCCTTTTGCTTTCTAAGTGCTTCCAAGACTTCTGTTGCTTCTGAGTGAATCATTGCAATTTGTTTTGCAAAGAAAATAAATGGGTCTGCCTTTGGCTCTACATTTTCATACATGTAGTCCCAAAATCCTTTTTCTGTTGCATTGTGATGTACGCTTCTTGCTAAATTATCTAAGTTCATACTCTTTCAAATCCTTTCACAGTGACTGAGCCACTTGATGTTGTGTTTAATACTGGCTTACAAACGCCACCAGGTTTCATCCTAACTAGCGATTCTGCATATGCAGTTGGAAATACTACGACACTGTATAGTTCTTTATCTTCATCAGCAAGTACTACGTTTGCCATCTTATCTCCCTTTTTTGTTTTTCTTGGAGTAAAACTAATAACCATGTATTCTTTATCTCCAAGACTCAATGTTCTTGACATTAAATATTTAATAAAAGGATTTGATGTGTCCTTTAAATCTTCTGGTGTAGCAAAGGCACCAATTCTATTGTCTGCAATTAAAAAGATGTACATCTTTCCAGCTTCAATAGTAGTTTCTGATCTATCAAAAACTCCAACACTACCTGTCTTGTCTACAACTTCAATACGACTCCAGCCATCACCACGCTTAATAGCCTTTACCATTCCAATTACAAGGAAGCAACCTTCTTCTTCATATTCTTCAATTGGTCTTGTGTATGCTTCAATCCATCTAGGAATGTCAGTATGAAATTCTGGGATGTTAAGGTACTCATAAAAATTTTTATTTTCTTCTCCAGTACGTTGGTTATCATTAAATGCTGCAGCACCAACCTTGTTTAGTGCATCTATTGCACGACTGTTAATACCAGAACCTTTTTTATTTGCATGCTCCATAAACTCTTCATAAGAATAGAAGGGTCTTTTATCAACAATCTTCTTGCTAATATTTTCAGAAATGTATTTAATATTTCCTAGACCAAACCTAATTGACTTTTCTTCTAGGGTAAAGTCTAAGTCTGATTCATTAATGTGAGGAAGTCTAATTTTAATTCCCATACGCTTAGCTTCAATTAGATAGTCTGTGCGAGTATCTTTATCTTTTTCATTCTTAAGCAAAGAATACATAAACTCATGTGGGTAGTAACGCTTAATCCATGCAGACCAATATGAAAGCATAGAGTACGCAACAGCGTGAGACTTGTTAAAAGAATACCCAGCATGAGCTTCAAAGTCGTGCCATAAAGACTCTGCTTGTTTTTCTGTAATGTGCTTTGAAGCACCCTTAACAAATTGATCCTTAAACTTATCAAACTCTTTAGCATCTTTTTTCTTACCAATAATTTTACGAACCTTGTCTGCTTCTGCCATAGACATTCCACCCAAATGCACACAAGCAAGCATTACCTGTTCCTGATACAAGATACACCCATAAGTATCTTTTGTAAAATCTTTTACAATATCGTGCAAATATTTTACTGGCTTCTTACCTTTTTTGCGAGCAATATATTCTGCACCAATTGTATTCATGGCACCTGGACGAACTAAAGCATTTGAGGCAGCAAGTTCATCAAAGTTGTACACACCCATTTTTACAAGCAGGTTTGTATAGGGAGTTGTTTCTGCTTGAAATACACCCTTAGTAAATCCTGCAGTTAAGTCTGCATACACTTCTCTATCTGTTAAATCAATCTTTCTTAGATCTAGTTTAACTCCCTGTCGCTCTTCAATCATATCCATAGCATCATGGATTACAGTCAGTGTCTTTAGACCAAGTGCATCAATCTTAATTAGACCAATGTCTGCAGCCTGTTCCATATCTACTGCTACTACTTGAACACGATCATCTGATTGCGTATCCTTGCGAGTTTCCATTGGAGCATATTTTGAAATATTATCTTTAGCAGCAACAATACCAGCAGCATGCATTCCTGTTCCACGAACACGCCCACGAAGCCTTTCTGCGTACTTGACTACTTCTGGATACTTCTGTCTAAACTCAGCAGTGGATTTATCGCTAATAAAATCATCCCATGTTTCAACACCCTTAAGTGCCTTATTAACTTCGGGCAAAGGAATATGGAAAACACGAGCAACGTCTCTTACAACACCCTTATCCTTAAAGGTTAGGAATGTAGCAATAGATGCAACGTGCTTGTATTGCTCAGCAAGGTAGTCCTTTACTTGACCACGCTTTCTATCTTCATAGTCAGTATCAATGTCTGGAAAGTCGTTACGCTCTGGATTAATAAATCGAAAGAACAGTAAACCAAATTTAATTGGATCAACTTCTGTAATTTCAAGTGCATAGCAAACTAGAGAACCTGCTGCAGAGCCACGACCAGGACCAACAAAGATATTGTTATTCTTTGACCAGCCAATCATATCTGATACAACAAGAAAGTAAGAAGAAAAGTTTTTAGACTTAATAATTTCAAGTTCTTCTTTGAGCCTATCCAAATAAACTTTGTCTTCTCCAAACCCACGCTTTATCAAACCCTCCATAGCTAATCTTTCAAGCTCTGAGTTAGGGTCTTTGTGGTCAACTGGAAGTAGGTCTAGATTTTCTTTTAAGTCATAGGAGCCAACTTTAGAACTAATCTCCATAGAGTTTTCATAAAGATCATCCCTATCAATTCCTTGGTCAATCATTTTGTCACGAACAGTTTTATGATCCATTAAGAATATGTCTAGGTCCTTAAACGACATAAAGCGATCACCATATAGGTAGTCCAGTCTTTCAATTAAGTCTTTAATCTTTCTACTATCATCAAATGTCGCTTCCTTTAAAACCTTTGGGTGCGTTCCAAGAATAAGCATGATTTCTTCTGCAATCTTATCTTCTGGAGAAGCATAGTGACAGTCTAAAGTTACAGTACTTTTAACTCCCATATCATCTGCTAGTTTTAACATCTGTAAATTAAGCTCTGCAGGATTATGTGGCTGGAGTTCCATGTAAAAGTTATCTTTAAATACTTGCTTGAACCAATCTGTATGTCGTTTTGCTGCATCCATGTTGCCATTTTGAATTGCCTTAGCAATAATGCTATTCATACATCCAGACAAAACAATTAAATCTTTTGAGTTTTCTTGCAGCACTTCAAAGTCAATACGGGGCTTACTAAAGAATCCGTCATTCCACCCAATCTCTGAAAGCTTTGACAGGTTCTGCAAACCATTTTCATTTTGTGCTAAAACAATTAAGTGATTGTAAATTTGATCCTCGTCTGCACGATCTTTTCTTGCTCTTTTGTCCAAACGATCTGTTGTAAAATATGCCTCTAATCCCAAAATAGGTTTTACAGAACTGTTCTTTGCAGCAACTAATAAATCTCTGTGACCACTTAAAGTACCATGATCAGTAATAGATATGGCACCCATACCAATCTCCTCTGCTCTTTTAAGCAGTTCTTCTGGAGAAGAGAAGCCGTCTAGTAGGCTGTAGTAAGAATGTGAATGATGATTGTGAAACATTTATCTCCAATAATAGTTGGGGGCAGTAAGATTATATCCTACTGCCCCCAAGTCTGTCAAATTACCACTCAGAGGAGGTAGATACTGAATCGTCTGCATCTAGACCAGAGTAGAATGACTCTTGGTCTGCATACTTAACCGAACGAATTGCAGTTTTTTCTAATTCATATTGCTCAACAGATGACCAGTCAAATGCTGTTTCATCTACTACTAGTGGGAACAAGGCATAGCTTGTCTGCGTACCTGTACCTGAACGCTTTAAACGCCATGTAAGGTTACTGATAGCACCTGTATCACTTGCATATTCAATTAGTGTTTGTGTTGTTACTGACTTAGGACCAACGCCCTGTGACCAAATTGCGGTGTACTGTTCTCCAGTACCATCATCAACTAGTACGTTTGCATAAAGTCTTAGACGAGCTTTCCAGCCAGCCTTTGGATCTCTACGGTGCATTTCGCAACCATGACAGCGACCTTCTTCTTCCATGCTGCATACAGCCTTACGGCGATAGTCTTTTGGATTTGTGTGTTCTGCGACTACAATTGCTAATCCACGAGATGTGTCATAGTTCTTTGAGTCTGGATCAACTTCGTTAACAAAACGAAGCTTGATTGATTGTCCATCTTCTAGCTTTAGCCATCGGGCTTTTGGACCGTCAGATCCCTTTGGCTTGTCAATGTGACTCTTGATTGCATCAAGACCCTGAATGATACCCATATATTTCTCCTAATATTTGATTCTATAAGTGAATCTGTTGTTTTATTATATCAGAGTTGTAGAGCAATGTCAAACTCTGATAGTATTTTGTACGAACTTAATATTTGTTCGTCTGTCATATCTCCAATGTCTTTTACGCCATCTGGAAAACTCATATTTGATGTTGGAATAGATACGTTGCTTGAAATATTTTTTCTTAACGTGCTTCCTGCATCGTCTTGGTCCATTGCTAAAATTAATCTAGAAACATACTTGTTAATTAATTGTATTTGCATCTTGCCAAGATTTGCACCTAGCGTTGCTACTGCTGGAATTCCTAATTGCCACAACCTAATTGCATCAAAGGATGACTCTACAATTACAACCTCTTTATGTAAAACATTATTTAAGTTAAACAAGATCTTATTTCTTGGAGTTCCCGTAGAGTTTTTAAAGGTCTTTCCTTCAATTGATCTACCAACAAATCCAACACAGATTCCAGTGTTAGAATAAACTGGGACAGTAACCATGTCTTGTTTTTCAGAGTACCCTAGCTTAAAATTTTTGATTGAATCTAAATTAATTTTTCTTGATTCAAAATATTCTATTGCACGAGTATTTTCTAGTAGTGTGGAGTGAAGTCTTTCAATTGTGTTTAAATCAAATTCAACAAACTCTGGTTTTTCTTCTACTGCTTTATCAATTACATCTACAAAGTCTATAGATTTTTCTGCAGCAGAAATAACACGCATTGCTTCAAAGTAGTTTCTTGATGTTGTACGCATAATTAAATCTAATAGCGTTCCGTTTTCCCCACAAGAAAAACAGATGAACAATCCTTTTTCTTTATCTACTTCACATGCTGGAGTGTGTACGTTGTAATGAAATGGGCAGTATACAAGAAAGTGAGTGTCTAACTCAGTTCCTATTGAGATTCCGCAGACTTTGACAATTTCTCTAATCTGGTCTTGCTGGTATGAATCGCTGGTATAAGCCTGTTTCCTAAAACTCCCTTGTAACACTTTGCCTTAGCCTTTCCTACATAAATTCCGTAACGAGTTATTTTAAAATCAAACGATGTTCCATTATACGACAAAGAGAAGACACTTTCAAGTTCCAGGTGTGGAACATATCCTCTTTCCTTCATATAATGGTCTAACAGTATGTCATATTCTTTTCTTAGACGCATAGTATCTGACTCATCTGCGATGTTACCATCTAGAGAAAAGTCTTTAATTTTCTTGTGTCCAACGAAATCCATACCTCAATTATAGATTAGGTTGAGTCATCACTTGGGTCATATACTTCTGAAAACTTTCCTTTATCAAAGTCTGCTACCATTACGAAGTCTCCCAAAAATCCATGACGATTTTTTCTAAACGCCACTTCAAGAGCATCGCTATTTGCTTTACGACCCATTGCAAGAACCCAGTCAGCATCGTAAGCAATTTGTCGTGACCAAGCCACCTGACCAAGCTGTGGTACAGACTCCAAATCTGAGGCATCATCGGGCGTAGCAGAGGCGATTGCAACAACTGGTATCTGTTCTGAGATAGCCAATAATTTAAGCTCTCTAGATAGATTCTTTATTTTAACAGTCTCATTTTGAGAAGATCCAGAATTGTCTGTCATAAGTTGTAAGTAATCAATAAATACAATGTCTGGCTTATACTGGTCAATCTTGGCTCTTACAACATTTGGATTTACTTCGCTTCCACCGTCATTAGAGATAATCTTAAATGGTGGTTTGCCTTCTAAGTTTTCTTTTGCCCAAGCCTTAAACTCATCTTGATTTACACGACCAGAACTTAAGGCACGATGTGACCATTTACCATCTCCAATAATTGCAAAAATTCTATTACGAACTTCCTGCTCTGTCATTTCTAAAGAAAGGATCATTGGGGTGCGACCATTCTTCCAAGCCTGAACAGCAAAATAAAGTGCTAACCAAGACTTACCAATTGCAGGATACGCAAGAAGAACTCCAAGTTGTCCCTTAGAAATTCCCATTGGAAGACAAACATCAAATGATGCAATGTTAGATCGAATACCTACATCACCATTCATTGCTGCTTCTCTTTGTTTATCAAAGTATGCGATAGCATCATCAACATCTGTTACATCAATGTCTCTTACCTTTGCAGTAATTCTTGATAGAGAAGAAATATCTGAGTTAAGAGAAGACAGTGCCTTATTAGACTCATTGTCTTGTAAAAGTTGTGCAGCCTTCTTTACAGTTGATCTAAGAGATTCGTCAAGAAAGGTTTCCTTCAATCTATTAACGTGATAAATCGTTGGTCCAGAATCATTAGACGGTTCAAAGTCTCTAAACCTAGTTGCAATAAGATTCTTGTCTGGAATTTGACGAGTCTCGTTATAGTATTCTTTTATAAAGTCCCAAACATCTGACGTGCTTTTAAGCATTGAGTCAATGTTGTTTTCAAATAGCACATGAATATCTTTATTCTTGCAAGCAGCTGTAATAACATCTACTTCCTCACGCATTCCCATTTAGATACTCCTCACGCAATTTTGCTGTTTCTTTTCTACGCTCTAGTCTTAGGCGTTCGTCACGTTCTTTTTCTTTTAAAGTTGAAATAATGGTGTCTACATTGTTGTAAAACCAAGCAAGGGGATGACCCTCTTTCTGTAAAGTAAAGTAGTATTCTAAAGCCTTGTCTATTTGGTCCAACTGGTAATCTTCAATAATTGAAACCGCTGCCCATTTTTCTTTGTACTTGTTTATGTTTGGCTTTATGTTATATTTCTTTTCATACAACTTTGCATAGTTGTTTAAGAAAATATATGCTAGCTTTGCTTTATCCGCTGTCACTTTTTAAGGTCCTGCTCTATCTCTTGAACCTTTTCCATTAATTTATTTTCTACAAAAGAGTATACCCTGTTCATGGCTGAATCAACGTTGCCATCTGTATCTCTTACAAAGTCTTCTACACCTAATTCAACATGTACGCTTTCGTAGTTTCCTAAGTTTCTAACAAACTTTAGGTTAACTCTAACCGTTGTTGTTTCCTTTTGACTCATTACTGTCTCCCTGGCTACTTGTAAAACCAATCATACCATATCTTGACGATTTGTCAAAATCCTTTTCTTCCGAAAGAAATCTAGAAAGTGTTAGCCAACCTTCAACTGCATTAATTAAAGAGTCTACATCTTTCTTTTTTGTTGCAATTTTTGATGCCTGTGCTAATGTTTCTGCTGCACCAATCAATGCAGTATCTTCTGAAAGCTCAGAACCAATAAACTTTTCTAGTTCTGTCATTTTTATTTTTTTATGTCTAGCCACTAGAACTCCTCTGCTTTCCAAATAGGAACATAGGTTCCATCTTCTTTTCTTACATATAGCATTTGCCTAAGATTTAATTTTGCTTCTAGTTCTTCACGACTTGGAACCCTTGAAGATATTATCATGCCGTCTTTTCTGGGTCTGCCTATGTGAACTCCAGCAAAATATTCTCTAAACTCAAATATATTTTCTGTAGAAAAATAATATGTAGACTTATTGTTTGACCATATCAGTTTTGGTTTTGAAACAAGACCGTTCTTCATAGCAAACCTAAGTCTATCTGGATGCCTATTTAAAGATCTTGAAACTTCGCCTATTCTATAACAAGGTTTTTTAAATTCTTTATAATCATGATAAGAAAATGTTGCTTGAGTTTTTGTTTCCATATTAAACAAATAAACAATACCTTTTGGTCTATCTATTCTAACAACATGGTGCACGTCACCATTTATAAAGCACTTTTTCTTAACAGGCTTTATTGTCCCATTGACGAGTACCATTTAAATTTCTTTTCCTTTTCTAAAAGCCACAAAGGAAATGTGCCATAATTTGCAGGGTTGTTAAATATCCATCTTTTCCCACAGGAAAAACAAAACATTTCAATGTGAGAGTCAGTAGTAAATACTCTATCTACTAAGACTCTACCACTGCATACCTTACACCACATTATTAAATTATAGCCTAAAGTTATACCTTAAAGAACTTACCATCTACTATACAAGAGTAGTCAGGAGAGACGTGTACTAGCTGAATATGAGGGTAGTTTCCATTTTCAATATGTGCAATTGCAAAAGCTTTTTGCCAGTTATGATTATTTGTATACATCATTCCTGTAGACTTTTCATCACACATATGACCAATTTCGTATCCACGCAAAGTTTCTCCTAGTCCACCGTTTCTTAACTCATAGGTGTTAAAGTAAACACCTGCACGATGAGAGTGACCACGAATAAGAGATACCCCAAAGTTATCTACATCTTTACGAACAGACTCTCCTGCATTTTGCGAAATGGCATTTCCATGATGAACATGGATATCTCCAAAGCGATGAGCAGGTGGCTGATTATAATAAATATAATCGTAACCAAGGCTGTCTAAATTCCATAGTGCCTCTGGAGTTGTTGCCTCTACATATTCTGGAAGCTTTTTATCAATGTATTCAAATACACGAATGTCATGGTTTCCAAGTGCTGAAAACAACTGTGCATTTTTTGCTATTTTTCGTGTCTTGGTATAAAAGTCTCTTGCTAGTTTTGCTTCATGTCGCATAAGGGGCATAATTGCATTTCCGTTATCATCCTTGTGCATCTTTAAAAACTCTGCTGAGCGACCTTCTGTGTACTTGCTATAGCAAGCCTGATCATCAGTGTCACCTAGATAATCAACTACGTCTGGCTTAAACCATCTCATGACCTTAAACCATAGCTCAATCATCTTATCATCTTGATATGGGAATTGCTGGTCTGATGACAGCATCCACTTCAAATCGTTTGTCATTAAAAACTTTCTGTTTGGGCATAGATATGGCTATGCTTGTATTAATAAAAAAGTATATCACTTTAATATACGGATGTCAAGTATCTGACTATTTCTTTTTTCCAATTGCAATATAGTTTACTGTAACTGTTTTGTCAGCGGTAAATAGGTCTCTATCATTTACTAACATTACTGTCATTTTAAATGATGCTGCTCTAATATTTGAAACAGAAACAGATGCTCTTGCTGGTCTACCAGTTGAATCCGAAAAGGTTGGAGTCGCAACAATAAAAACATTGTTATCAGCAAACGGTATAGAGAAGTTAACGTTTCCTTCTACTAATGCCTGTGAAGCTGCAGCTTGAGTTTGAAATGATCCAGTTTGAACTTGAATAGGAGTGTTACCTGCAAGACCTGGACCATAAAATTCAACCACTCTTTGTGCTGCTTGGCTAGATGATGATGAGCTAGAATTAGAATTTTTTAATTCATTAATTTCTGCAACTAGTTGATTTAGCCATTCTGTTGTAATTGGCATTCCATCGCTAAGTCTAGTTGCCATTGCTTTCACCCTTTAGAGAAGCAATCTCTGCATCTTTTCCAGCAAGTGCTTCTGTTGCCTGTGCCTTAAGTACAGCCATCTGTTTTTCATACTGGCTTGTAATTTGACCAATACGATTTTGTAGTTCTTGAACTACTAGTTCTAAAGTTGTTGACATTATGTCTCCTTATGTTTGACTTCTATTATAGCACTAAGTACTATTTATTTCCAGTTATACTCATTGCTATGGCACTTGTTATTGTGTAGGCTTCCTGAAGAGACCATTCAACAATCAATCTTCCATCATCAAAGTTTGCAACTGATCCTGTTCCAGTAAAAATTACAGAGTTTACATTTGATAATTTTAAGTAATCATAATAGGCTTTAGAAACAAAGCTTTTTGTTCCAACCCCAGCAACTGTTGTAGTATTAAAGAAATAAATTAAACTTGGGTCTGTAGTTCCAATGTGGATAGTTATACCTTTTGAAGTAGAAGTATCTTTGTAGAACCTAAAGGTTGCAGCATCAAGTCTTGCTGCTGCTGGAAGATCTGTTGAGCTTGTAATTGGAGTATAGAATACACCAAAGTATTGTTTAGTTGTTGTTTCTACTACAGTGTAGTCTACTCTTTCTGTTACATATCTTCCAGGTGTTCCAGGAACATATTCTCTTCTTGCAGGAACCCATCTTCTAGGTCTTGTATTGGTCCAGTATCCAGGAACAGTTATCCAATATCCTGGTCTTCCTGGCTGCCAAACTCTCATAAGTCTACTCTTAACTACGTTTGCGGAAGAAACAGTTACTCCTACGCCAGCCTTAGTGGTTGAGTAAGTACTCCATGTATCATTAGAAAAAGATCTTCCATCATAAGGATCGAAGTATGAAACAGTAGTTCTAAGCCTTGTAGATTCTGTAGAGGTGTAATTTTTATCTGTTTGTGCCACCCATCTTTTTCCAGTTTCTGCTGCCCTGCCTGTTGAAACTGAAATTTCATTTGAGTAGGCACTTGATGCCTCATAAATTGTTCCAGCAGCACCCCTTGCCCTAATCCTAATTTTATAATCTGTTTCATCTGCAAGATTTACTATATATTCAATTCTGTTTGCATCTGCTATAGTTGTTGTTGCTATTGCTATATCATCACTAAACGTTCCGTATGCTCCACCTTCGATTTGAATAAAGTATCTATCTGCATTTACAACGTCTGTCCACTGTAACTTAACACTGTTGTGGTCAGTAGATACGCCCTTTAAGGATATGTTTCCAAGAGTTGGTGGAGTAGATACAAAATTTATAGAGTTTGATGCACTAGATTGCTGTGCCGTTGCTGGATCATTGTCTGGTGCTATGGTTAAAATATTATTTTTTGCCACAACATAATAGGCATAGTCTAGTCCTGATGAATCTGGAAGTGGCGTGTAGGTTTCTTCCATTCCACCACTTGGAGTAACATTGGCATGTAGAACAAAAGATCCCGTTCTATTCCTATAAATATCGTATGAAGTTGCTCTTCTATCTTTTGTCCATGCAATTGTTATTGTTCCTGCTGTTTCATTTTTAAACTTAACAGTTACTACTGGTGCATCTGGAACTTTAATTGGAGTTGCTCTAGTTAATTGAGAAGAAGATATTCCTGGATTGTTTGATGCGTCAAGAGAGTTTACAAAAAACTTATAGTTTGCTTCTCTATTAGTTGATATAGTTTTTGTATTCTTTTTATAAATAGTAAAAGATAGTCCAGAAGCAGTGGTAAAAGTCCAATCAGTATACAAGGTTAACTTTGTATTGCTTTCAATAGACTTTACTTTTCCAATATATGTGGGTGTTCCGCCAATAGTTGCAAACAATATTTCATCCACAACTATTTGTGAAGTAAAACTTGTTCCTGTTCCTGTTACAATTGAAGACAATATATTTAATGCTATTGTTCCAGTTCCAGTTAAAGTAACTTTGTTTTGAGACGATAAGAACTGAAAATCATTTGTTTGTTGAGTTACTACTGGATCTAAATATGTTCCTTGCGGGGTTTCAGATACAAATACTGAATATGTTTCTGCTGTAGCATTTGGATCCCATTCAAGTACTACCTCATCTGCAGTTTTGCTTTTAATTTTAAAGTTTTGAATTGTATTTAATGCTGGAGAAAATACTTCTTTCCATTGTCCATTTACTTTTGCATAGGCAGACTTTACTTGCTTCCACTCACCATTTATTTTTGTGTATCCTGTTGAAATGGGAGTCCATTTATCTTTTACTCCAATGTATCCAGCCATTATTGATACACGAACCAAATATCACCATCTAGTCCATCTGTACTAAGTGGTGCTCTCTGAGAAATTGTTGTTCTTCTAAATGCAGAAACAAGAGTATTTATTGAATTAGCTTTATCAACAGCACTAACTATAGTTGAGCTGGCTGAGGATATATCTAACCATGTAGGCTGTTTCCATTCAACAGTAAGTCCGTTATTTGTTAGATAGTATCCTGAATTATTTGAACTAATAGATAAACTATTTGTAAGACCTGATGCATCATTTATAACAACGCCAGGACTTTCAAAGCTTAGAATTTTAAAAGGCTCTTGGCTTGTAATACTTGAAGTTCTAAGAGGAGTTTTAAATGAATGAATAATTTTGTCTGCAGACATTTTTGCTCCTTATGCTTGGGATTCAGTCCACGAAAGCTTTGCGTTAATAAACTTGGAACCAGATGTTTCTAGGTTTGTTGCAACAATTGTTAAAACATCTGGACCATTAGGGAATCCTGGAGTTGAAATACTTCCATTTCCACTAAGAATAGATGTTCCAAGCTCTCGTGTTGAACCAAGGTTATATGTAGAAATTCCATATCCACTTCCTGAATTTTCTGTGTAGAAAGAGAATATGTTGTCTCCTCCAGTAATAGTTGCTGCCGTTCCATGATACAAAACTTGAGCTAAAGATCCAGAGCCTACAGAAGTATATTCCCAGCTATCTGGATATGTTAGTGTTGATGATCCATTTGCTGAACTCCATCCAGAATCACTAATTGTAGATGGATTTAAAAACCCTTCTATAAGGAATCTACCATTTGCAGATGTTTGAATTTCTCTTAAAATTAATTGCATTGTATTAATAACGTCTCTCTTGCCAAAGTTTCTAGCAATTCCATTATCAACAGATGGTGCTATTCTAATACTTAGTAGGGCATTTGATGCACCTGCAGCAACTGAAAGTCCTGCACCTCTCATTCTAGCATTAAGCTGGAAAGCTTTATCTTCGTCAAATGTTCCGTCCATGATTACGGAAGATCCCCAGTGGCTTAGAGAAGGGGCACAGGTTTGTGTAATTACTTGAACTGAAACCTGACCATCTGTTCCAGTTCCATTTTGAATAGATGAGTCTGGGCTAAACGATACTGTGTTGGCAGTTCCCTGCAAAGCAATTGTTGAAGATATGCTGTATCCAACAGTTGCAATTGTATTCGTAGAGGTATATCCGTAAGGAACATTTGTTCCGTTTGAATCTTTATTTGGAGAGTCTGGAACTTCCCATGTCTTTCCATTAAACACACTTGAAATTGTTAAGCTTTGTCCATCTGCAGCAGGATTTGCAGCACCACCAAGCTCTAGAGATGTTGCAACTCTTCCAAGTTTTGTTCCATCTGCAGCAAAGATAACATTTCCTTGCTGAATACCAGCAGTATTAAAGTTTGTACTTGCTCCTGCAAACAGCTTCATCCTATCTGTATAGGCTCCAGAACTATATGTTCCGTTTCTAAACGATCCTACCCCAACACTTCCTTGGCTAGTAATAAACTGAGTTACTCTTCTTTGAATTGTAATTGGATATCCGCCAACCTTAGCATTATACGATCCAACTGCTGTATAAGAAACAATTTCAGTATTTGTCTTATCACTAATCAAAAGGTAGCCAATAATATCTGTTGAGTTTCCAGATGGTGCAGTAGTTCTCCAACCTTCAATATCTTTTACATACATTACGGTCTGACTAGAATTTAAAGGTGTTCCAGGAACATCTGCTGCTGTTGGGTTACTTGTTTGTGCCAATGGAGTTCCTGGAGAAGAGACTAAAACAGTTGTTGGACCAAAGTTAGAAACTTCGTATCTAGCAGGAAGGTTTCCAGAACGCATATAGGACTGACTATTTAAATTGTTATTTGGAATTCTATGACAATAAACAATATCTCCGTTTGTTGCTCTTAATCCATAGCGAATAAATCCAGAGCCATACCAAGAATAATCAATATAAAGCATCTGCATTTTTGTTGGGTCAATAATATATCCAGAAGGTCCTGTTCCATCTAGTCTGTCAATGTTAAATTCATTTTGTGGAATTCTAACTTCTTGGACTTTGTATACCTTTACATTTCCTCCAACAGTTTGTCCTCTATAGGCTGGAGAAATATGCATGGTTGTGTCGCTATCAATATTTACAACTCTATAGGTCATGCCTTTAATTACAATGTTTTGGTTTTTCTCTATTTGCTTTAGAAATAGCGTTGAAGTTCCAGTCACAATAGAGCTGTCTTTAGTTACAGATACTGTTCCAAAAATTGGTTTATTAGAAAATCTTCTACAAGCAAACAGCTTTTGACCATCATATTCAAAGTACATTCCGTTTTGATCATTGAATAAACCAAGTCTTGTTGAAGATCCTGCCCAATTTGTTACAGTAACAAGAGCATTGTCTCCACTTGGATTTCTGTTTGTAGTGCTAATTGCTGTTGGAATTGTAGTTTCAAAGCTAAAAGTATTTTCATCAACAATGCCAGTTACTAAAAAGCTTCCATTGTATGGGTTTGCATCAGTTCCAACAACTTGCACACCACTAATTGTTACTCTAGCATTTTCCTGAAGACCGTGATCCTGTACGGTTTTAACGACAATTGTAGCATCTCCAACAGTTGTGTTTGAATAAATTTCAGTAATGTCATAGCTTGGAGTTAACTTAGTACCTGTAGAAAATTGAATTGCCTTTCCTGACTGATATCTAAATGTTCTTCTTGACTGTCTTACCTGCTGAACATTTACAACGTTGTTTCCAGTTGCTAAAAGTACTCCACCATTATATGCCGTGTGTTGAACATAGGCATCTGGCTTACAGTAAAGCTTTGATCCAGAGACTGTTGCTGCTGGAGAAATATTTGTTACGGTATCTCCAGTTACGGTAAAGTTAAAGATTTTTGGAGTTGGTGTGGCAGATACTACCCAAGATCCGTTTAAGAATGTGTTAGTAGTTGCACCATTAATAAGAATTGGAGTTCCTGGAATTAATCCATGTGGATTTGGAGTTGTTACGGTTGCAACGGATCCTGCAACTTCAACCGTAAAGGAAGAAGACCCTGGAACATTTGCTCCATCAAATAAGTCTCCACCATAAATGCTAGTAAGGTTGCTGTCTTTAATTGAATCATTTCCAACACGACCATTTGCAAGATATGTAAACATTTTATTTACATCAACTGTTGGAGTTCCATTAGTAAATGTTGTAATTGCTGATCCTGCAATTGAAGTTGCTACCATAAATGAATTAGCTAAAACTGTCTTAACATAGTAAACAGTACTTGTTGATACGCCAGAAGTGCTTGCAGCACTAAATCTAATTGGTTGGTTTGCTGAAAGTCCGTGAGCATTTGCGGTAAACACACCAGCAGAAACACCTGTAATTGACGGTGCAGCTGGCTTTGTTACAATAAACGTTCCTTCGGCTGCATCATTTGTTGTTTCTTGAATACTAACAACGCTGTTTGAAACAAGACCATGATCTGATTCAGTCAATACATATACTCTTGACTTTCTTGCAGTTGTAGTTCCGTCTCCAACAATATCTGCTACAGCTAAAGAGTTTCCGCCAGTACCCTTTGAAAAGAAAGATGGGTAATTGGCTACCAAGGAAACAGTTTCCCATTTAGAAGGTTGGGTTCCGTATTCAAAATCTGTGTCAATTAAAGACTGTGGGTTTGCAACACGCATCTTACCAACAGCATCAACTAGCAAGTCTGACGGTGTAATTTTTTCATCGTACTCTTCATAAACAATTTGAAGCTTGTCTTTAGAGTCCATTTCATTACAGTTGTAATTTAATACAATTGTTGTTGTTGAAGAAGATGCTGATCCTGCAACGGTGTAAGATGTGGCATTTAAGTCTGGGTCTGAAAAATTATAAATTACCTGATTTGTTGTTACGTTTGTAATCAACATTAGGCTTTCTCTTTGAATTACTCTTGGGAGAATAATTTTATCCTCAGAAGGTATGAAAGTATAATACGTTTCCTGCATTACCTTTTTAGCCATTTATTTCCACCTTATCCTAATGCTACATCCGCTGCTTTGAACGGATATATCCTTGCTGTTTTATTTTTTACTGGTCCTGGAAAAACTCTTACATTAATAGTTGATCCAAGTGGAGGGGATTCAGAAAACTTTATTCTTCCTTCTGTGTCCAGTGTAAATCCTCTGTAGGATAAAAGACCAGACTGCCAGACATATTCTTTGTTTTGAATAAATCCTGACTGAATTACTCCATTTAATGAAACTACTAGGTTTAATGGGTTTTTAACAGTTACGTCTTTGTAGTTATACTTGGGCGTAAATGTGTTTCTTCTACCATTAAAAGAACTAGAAAAATCATCTAGCTCAATTATATCAGAATAAAATCCAATTACCTCTCCTGTAACTTCTAAATCTTTAACTTTTAGCTTATTTCCGTATGGATCAATAGTAATTGGAGCTACGTCTGGCTTTGAGGCTCCAATCCAAAGGGAATAGTTTTTGTCAAAGCTTATAATTTTTCCACTAGGGAAAGAATATGCAACTACTCCAGGATCTATAGATGTTGGTAGCTTGTCTGGGAACACTGCCTGATAAGTAAATTGATTAGATGCTGGAACATCTATAATTTCAAATTCTCCAACAAAATCGTCTGATAGGTACGAGGTTTCTCTGAACCCTGTAACAGTTACTGTTTTTCCAACCACAAAGTTATGATTTGTACTGGTAGTAATTGTTACTTTATTATCTGTTGCAGACAAACTTGATACAACGTAAGAGGTGTAGGTTCTAGAAAAAGCTGCTGCTGTTGGACTTGGTTCTGGAGTCTTAGGAGCATAGTTTAAATATCCATCTCCATACAACACAATTCCTGTTGCATCTTCTTTATCTTCTACAATATTTCTATCATTATCAACAAATCCAATAATTGGAAAGTACCCATCGTTCAATGGTTCAAAAAGTTTGTTATATTCTGTGCTTGTTGAATCTACTGGAATATTTGATAGGTAGAGGTTTTCTCCAGTTACCATGTTTAGCAAAGAAAGTTTGGTTGAGTTTGTAGGATAAATATAAACGTTATAAAAATATTCTCCAGGATTTGCTGTATCTTCAGAATAAGTTGTTTCAATTTTAGATATTTCAATAGCCGTACTATTTTCTTCTCCAACAAAAGTTGTAAGGTATGAAGAATTTTTAACATATGTTTTTGGCAAGTAGGTTGGAGTAACATATGTAACAGACCCACCATTAATAAATCCACCAATTTCATCAACGGTTCCGTCACCATTAGAGTCTGAGTTTTCTCCAAGTATTGGACCTGGAACAGAATCTGTAAGTAGTTCATAGGTGTTTTCTGTTGTTCTTGGTAAAACTCTAGCTCCAAATGTAGCAAAGCCAGAAGTTTCTGAATCCTCAATAGAAAATATTGGTAGGCTTAATACAAGGGAAGCACCTGAAGCAGAGTATGTAACTGCTGGAGCAAAAGTGTTATCTGAATAATCTGTTAACACATTTTGTTTTTGTGCAGTAATGGTTACGCTTGTAGTTGTTACTGTTTTAACATAGTAGGTTGTATTTGACAATATTCCAGTCAAAAAGGATCCAGAGTCTGCAAGGAATATTTCGTCAAATCTAATTTCGTCCCCAACTTGATATTTTGTATCTGCTAAATCTATTGGGATTGCTGTAAGATTTGTTCCAGCTAAACTAATTTTTTCTGGATTTTCAATGTCTGTGTAGAACTGAGTCCTAATTATTGTTTCAAATTTATAAGCATAAAAATTTTGATCTTTAATAAAAATAGTAATATTTGGATTTTCATATAAGGATAATTCTGTATCACTTATAACACTATCAACGTTTCCAACAAAATATCTTCTTGTGCCTTCAACAACATATATTGAATATCCTCGTCTAAGTTCTTGGGTAAACTTGGTTCCACTACCAGTTACAATCTTGGTTCTTTGATTTGCTGTAATTTTACCAGTTACTGTTGGAAGACTACTTACTAGTTTTCCAACTCTAATTGGTGCACTTTGAGTAATATTTTCAATTGGGTTTGAATGAAATCCAGATTGCAGATAAGCCGTAGCATTTGATGTTCCAGAAAAAAGACCTCCAGAGCCAGCAACCCAACCAAAATCATTTCCACCAATTTGTGCAGAGTTTGCAAATACATCAGAACCACGGATTCTAGATCCGATAATTTCTGTAGAAGATATTGTTGCATTAGACATTAAAGGTGCTGTAAGAGTTAGCTTATTGTCATACCATCTTAGATAGTGTGTTGCGTCTCCAATTTTAAATCCATTTGTTGTGGAGTACCAATAATTATTTGCATCTAGTCTTATACCAACACCACCAAGACCATATCCGTTTGCTGTGCTAGGAGAAGATAACGGGTCATGGTATCCGACACCCATTGCATTTGTAACTAGAGGAACTGGAGTAAGTGCACTAGACTCAATGTATCCTCTTAGGATACCGTTAATTTTAAGAACTGAACCTGTAGGGTTCCAGCTAAGACCAGAACCAAGAGAAAACTTTCCAGTTCCTTCTGCATAAAATGGAGCAGACTCAAACCCACCAGTTCCAATTTGAATGTTTGTTAGTGCATCTGTAGTTCCACCAGTTAGCTTAATCTTATTTGTTCCAGTACCAATATTTACTGTATTTGTAAATGTTCCACCAGTAGCATTAATAATTGCATTTACATTTAAATCAGTTCCGTCCCAGTAAATATATTTATCTGCAGATCCAACTCTAAACTTTCCTTCATCGTTTTTATTCCAGTATTGAAACTCATCAACAATTATAGACTCTGCTTCTAGGGATCCACTAATGCTTACGTCTCCGTTTTTAAATACTTTGAATACGTTTCCAAATTGAACAACAGCATCTTCTGGATTTACAACATAGTCTGGGTTCTTTAAGAAGTATTTATCTCCCCATGGATTGCTACTACTATCAGTTCCTCCAGCTTTAATAACGCCCTCTGCAATTATCCAACCGTCTTCTCCACCAAGATATCCAGTGTCTGCTTTAATATCTCCAGTTACAGAAAATAAATCTACGTCTGGATTCCAAGAAATTCCTTTAAATACTTCGTCAACTATGCCTCCAGCTTTAAATGTTCCATCTGCATACCAGTAATTGTTTGCATCAACCCTAATTCCATCATCGCCATCTACTGAGACATTTGCACCAAGCCTCATGTCTCCACCATTAATGGTTACATATCCTTCAAAATTTCCTGCTGTTGCATCAATTATTCCACGAACATGCAAGTTGTTAAAGATTGCATTTCCTTCGCCACTAATAATCCACCCTTTAGATCCAACTGCTCTTTGTGACCAATTTTCTTTTGCTGCATACACCTTATTGCTTGGAAAACCATTAGAGTCTAAGGTTGTATTTACAGTATATGTTTTTGATTCTCCAGTTGGTAAAATATAGTCTATAAAAACTTTAGTTGGCTGACCTTCTAGTGGATGACCAGGACTATAAACAAAAGATTTACTTAAATCTATTTCTCCAGATTCATCATTAACGGCTAGAGACCCTCCGTAATAATTTCCATCATCTATTCTTATTTGTGTTACAAGTCTTAAATCCTCAGAACCATATTCATCTGTAACTAAAAAATATTGACCAATCTCTAAATTAAACTTTCCATTAACAGAGTCATATAGATAAATTTCTTCAGCATACTTTGGAATATTTCCGTTAAAATTTCTAGACGCAATATTGTCATTTAGCATCCTTAAAGTATCTGCATTTGGATCATAGAATCCATACATTGCAGATACTGGACCAGTTGGTGGAAATACCGTAGTTGTACTATTTCTAGGCATTAGCGAATGCCGCCTCTTTGGACCAAATAATTGCTTCGGGATCTGAAACTCTTGGCTCTGAGTTTTCGCTCTGCAACCATCCACCTTCCCAGTTTCCAGTTACAGTATTTTTCTTATATCTTGCAATAGTAAAATAATATTTTTTAGAGGTATTGTCGTAATCTACTACTTGAGTAGCTTCATTAAATACAGCCCTATTTACATTTAAGAAAGTTTTATTTAAACTTACTCCATCTTTTCTTGCATTTCCATTTCCATCATAGTCATAAATCTCTTGCATCATGGCTGCGTTGCTTAACTGAATTGGATTATTAATTGCAACAAAACTAGAATGATCTGGATTGTGCCAAGTTCCTCTTGTTAAATTTTTATAAGCAAAAACTGGAATATCAACAACTCCTCCAGGAATATTTCTAATTAATGGAAATCTTTCTGGTAAAGAAATTGTTACATTAAATTCCTTATAAGTTCCTGTTGGTGTTCTTGAGCTTGCATCGGTGTGTCCTGTATAAACAGTTCCAGTAGCAGCATTTGGTTGGTTGGTTCGTGTTTTTAAAGCTCTTCCGTCAAGAAAGAACTGAAACCATCTATTGCTAGAACTGTCTGGTCTTTGATTTGACTTAGTTCCAACCTTTGAGTAAATGTGTCTATTGTGTCCTGCTCTTCCAGAACACCAATCGTTAGCAGTTAAAGCTCTTGTATTAACTTTATATACACCGTCAGCAGCTAAAACTATGGAGGTTACTGTAGAGCTAGCAACTGTATCTATATAAGTAGATTTTTTATCAATGACTCTGTAGTCAAAAGTGTCATAATAAGCATGATTATTTACATAGTCAGATATTCCAGAAACCCTAATTATGTCTCCTTTTCCAACCCTAGAAGAAAAATTAGATCCAGAACAAAAAAATCTATAATTTCTTTCATCGTCTACGGCTGACCAATTAGTTATTGTAAACGTGTCTGCTCTTGCATTTATTGCATTTGTTACAATTGGATTTAAAGAATATCCTCTATCAACAGGTATTTCATTTACTCCAATAGGAGTATAGGCAGAAATTAAATCTGGTGCCGTTGGAGCAACAAACTCAATTGATGGCAATTTAATTGGGTCAGTAGAGTTAGATAGGGCAGTTATAACCATTCTATATCTTGTTCCAGGAATTAAACCTCTGACGTATCCAGTAAGATCTGCCATTTTAAACCGCCTTATTAAACCCAAAACTTAAGTAATATTCAATGTCTAGGGACTCTGAGGCAGATTTAGTAATTACATTTTCACTACCAAGAACAGTTCTAGATACCATTCCATATGTTGTATCTACATTTAAATTATCATTAATTCTAATTGCATCAATAATTACATCTGCAACTTCGGCTTTAATTTCTATAGCATTTATGTTTCCCCATCCAAGTGTGCTAGGTCCAAATCTACTAAAAGCACTTCTTAAAATATCCTTAAATCCATAAGTATGTCCAGAGGCTGCAGTAAATTCATATGAAAAATAATTTGCATCATTATATAAAAACTTTAAAATAATTTTTGGAGTCTCTGTATTTTTTTTAGAATAAGCAATTGATATAAAGTCTTCAATGTTAAATGCATTTTGACCAGAAGATGTAAACTGATCAAAGTTTTTATTTATTCTTAATGTTTGATCCTTTTTTAAATATAGTGCGGTTGAGCCAACTCTAAATCCTCCAGTAAAGCCAGTTGGTGAGGTAGAAACATATCCAGATGTTTCAACAGGGTTTCCAGAAACAGGACCAATTGGCTGTCCATTATTTAACCAACCATCTGTTGACGTTCCAGATACCAAAGAAAGTTCTGAAAAAGCTCTTTCTTCATCTGGATTGCTTGGAAATATTCCAAGTTCATAAATTGTAAAGGCATCAGCACTAGATGGGATAGTTCCTCTAAAAACCATAGCATCGTAGTTTCCACTATTGTCTAAGAATGCTAAGCGAACTGGAATGCTGCTTACAGAAAATCCAAGTCTAGTATCTGGGATAAGACCATTACTATCTGCAGTCTGATTTGCTGTTGAAGAAATGCCAACCTGAATGTTTCCACCAATACTTGGTATTAAACCCATCAAAGCTTTTAAAACAATTGAACGACCAGCAACTGTCATTTGATTTTCTTTTTCTGCTACTAATTTTCCATCTTTATAAATTCTGTAAATTCCCTGCATCATAAACAAATTATACCACTTTAACTGACATTATAGCATTCTATTCTGTATACAACATCGTATCCAAAGCCTTGTAGCTCTGGAAGTTTTAGCTCTAAATCATATACGGATGCTCCGCCTTGTATTCTTGGCATACCTCCTTGAAAATTTAAATTTTCCTTTTTTATTCCAAATTTAGCAAGTTTTGTACCAGAAGGAACTAGGTCTCCAATTTGATTTGCAACTAGATTAATTACATCATTTAACCTATCTCTAATTTGAAGCTCTGTAAGTTCTACCTCTGACCTTGACCTAATTATGTTGGAAACAACTGCAGTTGATCTTTGAGAGGCATCATCTGACTCAAGCATGTAGGATGCAATCCTATTAATGCTTGTAAAGTTATATGCAAATAAAAGACCTTCAGCACTTGAAATTAATCCTAGCGTAAGCCTTTCAATTTCTTTAATATATGCTTCTTGAATGTTAGGAGTTATTGCTTGACCAGAGCCAAGAGGTATTTGTATCTGAGATACAGGAACGTTTGGTCTTGGATCTACTTTATCTTTCTTGTTCTTATCTCCACTGCCACCTTTTCCACCTTTTCCACCTTTGCCACCTTTAACATTTAAAGTTGAACTTGGGTCAAATCCAGGATAGACGTATGCTGGCTTCCTATCTTCTCTTGCATTTGCTCTATTTGGGTCAGGTCGGTTTCCAAGCCTTTTATTTTCTCTTGCTGTTTCAGCATCGATCTTTTTTTTCTTTTTTAATGAATCTGCATATTCTCCCATATTACAACATCTCTCTTAACTCAACCGACATAGAAATATCGTCTGGTGTAGCGGTGTAGTTTATTCTAGATAAAATATATGTTTTATCTCCATCTTGTTCCACGCAATATCCTCTAGACTTATAAAATACCTTTACTTTATCTCCAAGTTGAAGTAGTGGGTTTGGAAAAATCTCAGCCGTAATAACAACTTTTTCTTTTGATGCTTTTTTGGCTACCCAATTTGCTAGCTTTTTAGCCATGTTAATTCCAGATATATATGTTCCAGAAATATTGTAAGACTGCTCACCATAGAGTTTCCTATTAATTTCTAGCTCTTGATTTTTTCTTTCTTCAATATCTAATGAATTAATATAGTCATCAATTCTTACTTCTCCTCCACCTAACTTGTCTAAAAGAATTCCACTTATATATACTGGTACAGAACTTCCAGAGTCAATTCTTACCGTTGCACCTGCAGTACAATAAATCCAAAACTCTCCTCCAAATGAAGTATACTTAAAGTCTTTAACCAAATAATCTGGAATAATTCTACCAAGTTCTATTAATTGAGCAGAAAATGTTGGATACTGAAATCTTGCTTCAATTTTTCTTGCTTCTCTAACCAAGCAGCCAAAGTCATCATAGAATAAAGGATAGTTTCCTCCACCGTATGCATCGCTTACAGAAGATGTAATTACTCCACGATCAATTGCTTGATCGAAAGAATACGGAACTGGGGCAGAAAGGATTGGGTGATTTATTCCAATGTCTACACCTTCTACTGTTGCGATTGCATAAAAGTATTCAAAAATTGCTGCGGAGTCATCTCTAACAAACATAGATACATCTTGTCTTGGAGGAATATACCCTGCTTCTCCAACTTTAGCATCGTCAATTGCAGTAAACACTAATATGTCTTCAAAATAAACGTCAAAGGCTCTGTAAGATGTTGACTCGTATGTAACTATATCTAAACTAAATGTTGTTCTCCATCCATCAGAGTCTGACAAGGCAGTATAAGCTGGAAGAACTCCTTCTTCTCCAAATTTTGCAGCATTAACTCTAGCAAATCCAACGCCAAGCAATGTTGGTGTTCTATCACTACCTGTAACTTTATAAAATTTAATATTGTTACTTTCTGGCTTATCTGCTTCAAATGCATCTCCAGAAGTAGAAACTTCAAGGAAGTATCCGTTTGTTCCACTTGTGGTTGAAGAATTGTAAAGACCTATTCCAGCAAAAGTTGAATTAGAAGATGACTCAAGTATTCTCATTTTTGCACCAACTCTTGTTGGATTAAATCCTGCTGACTGTTTAAATCCTGTTAAAAATTGTTGACCTGCATCTCTAATAATAATTTGATCACTTGGTGGTAAATTTAGCGTTGAAGAAGATGTAGCATTAGACGGTGGTCCAATTAACTTTGCATAGCCAGCATTACTAGAAATATACTGATTCACTGAAGAGTCTCCAGTTGAAACTTTTTGTTGAGTAAGTAAATTTAAAGTTGCAGAAATTGTTGTTGGCTGGCTTGAAGAATACAGCTTTGTTGCAAATGCATTCCACGAAACGGCATTACCAACAGATGCAACATGTTCAGAAACTCTTGTATCATTAAATCCTCTACCAGTTCTTGAAACTGTATATTTATATTTTTCATTAGTAAGTCCTGGGTCTGAAACCACAGACATTTCTAAGTCAACAATAAGTCCAACTGGAATAAAGTCTGCTCCTGATGGTGCCTTTAAAATATCTGTTAATTTTTCTTCTTCTGAAAAATAAATAATCAGGTCTGTTGAATACCCTCTTCTTGAAACCTTGTATAAAACTCCATTAAATTTAACCGTTTCGTCATCAATCACAACGTAGCCGTTATACTTTCTGTGGAAAGAAGATGTTAAAGTATCTTCTGCCATAAAAATTGTCAAGTCTTTCTTTTGATTTTCAGTAAGACTGGCATAGGCTTCTCTTATTGCTTGAAGTTCTGTGTCTGCCTCATATTGAATTTTTGTACCACTACTACTAAAATAACTTAATCCATTCGAGCCACCCAAGTTTCTTTGTAGTGATCCAACACCCAAATATGAATCTAAGTCTGTATTGGCTGGCTGCCAAACAATATGAGGAACAAAGGATAAATTTCTATTTAAATTTACTTCACTAAATCCAGTCAATTTAGTAACATTGGTAATATCTGTTTCGTCTCCTCTTTGCAGTGCTTCTTTTACTAAATTAAGTGGCTTTTTTTCTATACCAAGATGATCATAAGCTACTTCACCTGAAGTAATTGGTGGAATTATTGAATCTTCAAAACTTTCAATATTACTTATGTATTTGTTGTTTAAATAGGCATATTCTGCGTCTCCAGAAGATAACTCTCCAATGTCTCCGACAAGCCAATAGTCATGTAGGTTTGTTTTATTTGCTACAGCCTCTTTTGTCATTGCAATTAAATTATTAAAACTATCAAAAAATATTGATAGTTGTGTAGACTTAGCAATTTCATTTAACACTTCTGCAACTGATTGTTCTTTTCTGCATCTAAAAAAGTCAAGGGATATGTCTTCATAATCATACTCTTCCCCTTCTTTACTTTTATAGAATCCAAACTTATTATATCCAGCATTATCTAAAACAATTTTAATAATTGCAGATACTTTAATTCCATCTCTTGATGCTAAAAGCATGTCTGGGGCTGGCTTATCTTTTAAGAAACGCATTGAATCTTCTAGTGAAACAGAAACTTTCCAGTTTGACTCTTCGTCCCAAGACTCTACATACAGTACTTTAACTGGAACATATTTAGTTGTAGGTCCAGAAGTTATAGCATTTAATATTGTAAATTTTACGTTTGGCTTTAATATGTCATCTAATATAGAGTTCATGTTTTTATTGCTAATTAAATTATCTTCATTAAATAGCTCTATTGATCCAGTTGAAGAAACAATAGATCCAACTGGTAGTCCAAGAGAAGCATCTCCAATAGTAGTATCAACAGAAAATGATTCTGTATATCCAGTAAAATCAACTACTAGTCTTGGGGAAATTTCAATAATATCTAAAGTTGCACCTTCTTTTGACATTGTTTGTGCAGAAAATCTAACTGCAGTAATTAGCTCAACGTCTAGACCAGTTATTCCATCATTTGGAATATTAAAAGATGTTAGTGCATTTTCTTCTTCAACTGCACCTGCTAAAGACCATGACATTGATCCACTGACTTTTTTACCAGTTATTCTAACTATGCCATCAGATAGCGATGGTGTGTCTACAAACTTAATACTTGCAGCAGCAAGGTTTCCAGTGAGGTTTTTATCTAGCACAACAAGACCATCTTGTTTTACTTCTGCTACATAAGTTTCTGTTGGAACATTTGTTGTTGACCCAACCTGTACAACTCTCATTCCAACATAGATTCCTGAACTGTCTGTTAGTGTTATGTTTTTTGAACCACTTGTTCCAGTAACTGTTTTAGTTTTAGCCACCGCAAGACGAGTGTCATCATCTTCTGAATAGATTGTTGACCAAGTTGTTGATCCAGATTTTAAAACCTGAATAGTAAAATTTTTAGCATATCCATTTACAGTTTGAGTTTTAATAGTAATCTTGTTTGTTTTTAAGGGTCCTTTCTCAACTACATCATAAACAATAAATGCATTATTTCCTTTCATTTTAAAATCTGATCCAGATTTTCCAATAAGTTCATGAGTAATAGCTGGTGTATTTTCATTAGCAACTGCAGAGTTTGGCTTACAGTATCTAAAAGAATTCCAATACTTAAATCCTTGACTATCTGAAAGAGGGTATAGCCTTACTGGAGATTGTAAAACATTATAAGATTTTACTGTTTTTGAATCTTCAATAATTATTGAAGATGTTTGAGATCCAATTCCATAAATAATTCCAGGATCAGGTCTGTCTGCTTCAACTACATTATATAGACTACAAAGCTTTTTAACAGTCTTTTCTTCTCTTGATATAGATGAGTCATCTACTCTTACTACAGTATAAAACCCTCCGTTATCCCATCCACCTACATCTGTTGTAACAAATGTTTTTGAGTATGTTGGGTCGTTAGATCCACTTGACTTAGCATCAATATATACTGGATATGATCCAACATAGTTAATTTTATAATATGAGTTATGGTTCCATTCTGCTAAAATTTTATGTTTTGAAGATATTGTAGATTCGTTTTTATAAATTGAATCGATTGCTGTTAGTCCTGTAGTTAGCATTAGACTTCCACCAAGCTAATAGACACATCCCATAAATCATTATGTTGCCCTCTTTTTACAATAGAAAAATCAAAATCGTCAAAGAAAACATTGTACTTTTCAACATTAGTTACTGAGTTTCCTGTCACTGATGCGTCATATACTAATAGCATCCAAAAATCTGAAAAGTTTGCTTCGTACCAAGCTTTAATGTCTTGACCAGCACCAAAACCATCTGAAGTAATTTTATTTGAAAGACCATCTGAAACTGCTGGAGTTGGTCTTGTTTTTCTAGAAGGAAGAGATTCCCAAGAAGTACTAAAGGTCATCTTGTCTGCAATATGAACAGAACGCATTGTTCCATCAATCATTCTTCTCTTAGACTCAAGTCTTTGTGGTACTACTGATAAAGAAGACCTATTGTCGTCAGTTAAATATAGCACTTGTCCAGAACCAAAGTCCCATAATCCGTTTGGAACACCACTAGTTAATTGTGCAACTGGGTTAGATGTAGAAAATATAATCAATGATGGCTTTGAGTATGCTCTACTTAATAGTGCTGGATCTGCCATTAGCTACTCCTCCCAAAACTTCTTCTATCTTCTTCTCTGCTAATAGCAGTAACAATTTTTTGTGCAATCTTATTTGGATCCATTGAAGGACCAGATGCATCAACGCTAATGTTGTAGGTGTTACTGCTAGATACCATTGTACCACTATCTATTGGAGAAATGCCAGATATTGATGGCATACCAAACTTTAACTCTGCAATTCCATCTTTTAATTGTTGAGTAAGCGGTTTTGTTAATACAATTTCTCCCTTGTGAAGATTAGCAAGACCATCTGACATTGTTTCTCCACCAATTCTCATTCCTGGAGGATTTTCTCCATTCTTAAGGGCAGACCATTCAAAGTGCAAGTGTGGACCAGTTGAGTTTCCTGAGTTTCCAGAGTATCCAATTAGATCTCCAGCACTTACGGATCCATCTTTTCCAAATTCATTTAGGTGAGCGTATAAAGACTCTGTTCCGTCCGAATGTTTAATTGTTACAAATCTTCCAAAAGAAGAATTTCCTCTATTTCTTTGACTTGCAGTTCCTGAAGCCATTGCATACACTGGAGTTCCTGTTGGAGTTTTATAGTCAATAGCTGTTGCGTATCTTGCACTATGCTGTTTTCCACTTGGATATAAACCTCTTGCACTAATTGGAAAAGCTTGTCTAAGAATTTTTGCAACTGCTCCAAGTTTTTCTGGAATAGATGATGGAAGACCAGATCCTCCACCGTCATTATTTTCTGGCTCCTCATTAATGCTTTCTGAAGCTTTTTGAACAAGTGCATTTGCTATTGTTGTTGCACCAATTCTTTGCCCCATAGATCCAGTTATTGCTCCAGCTGAAGCAATTGCAACTCCTCCAACACGATCCCCATTATTAATTTTATCTAAAGTTCCCTTGCCAATTCTTTTTACAGAATCTGCCTTAACCACATATTCTCCATTTGAAAGACGTGCTGGAATAGAGTCCGAAGTTGAAGTTCCTGGACCAGAAACATAGCCACCATCTGCATAGGTTCCAGTTCCATCTTTTGCTGCTGGATTATTTTTTCCTGCTTTAGGCAAACTATTTTCAATTAACTCTTTTAAGCTTGTAGGATCTAAATCAAATTCTTTAGCTGCTGCATCTATTTGTTGATTAAATACTCCAGAAAATCCACTAGTAAATCCTTCTGCAAGCCCCTTCATAATTGCTTGAGACTCTGCTGGCATGTTTGAAGCAACAGTAGTTATAGCTGTAGCATATTCAGAAAGGTCTTTTCCAAGTTTTTCTCCAACTGGTGTATTTATAAAATCTTCTAGAGCAGATTTTGCTGAGTTAAACTTATTTAGCTCGTCAGCCTTGTTTTTTTGAATTTGAATAGATTCTTTATTTAATGCCTCCATTCTATTGTCGTGACGCTCAGATTCCTTATCCATTAGCTCCTGGTTAGCATCTAATTGATCTTGTAGTGTTTGAGTTTCAGCATCTGCTTTTTCTTTAATACTATCAATAGTTTTTTCAATATCAGTAACTCTTGCGTCAGTAAGGTCTTCAATTTTTTTAATTTCACTTTGTTGAGCATTTTCTTGTGCAGAACTTGCCATTTCATCTCTTGCTTGAAGGAAACCAATAACATCTCCACTAGCCAATGCATTAAGACCTCCAAGTGCAGTTTGTCCCTGACTAGCTAAGAAAGAAGATTCTTCTTTTTGTGATTCAAGAGCCTTTAAGTATTTTTCTGAGCTTTCTTCAATAGCATCTATTTCTTTTTCTTTTGATTTTATTTGCTCGTCTGCAGCTCTTTGAATTCCTTTAATTTCTTTTTGAATAGCCTTATTTCTTTTTTCCATATTTTTTTGGAAATTTTTAGTTCTTTCATTTTCTGATTCTTGTGCAGATTCATTATTTGCAATCAATTGATCGTAGTAGGCTGTTCTTGTCTGGATTTCAGCATCGATCACACTTATTGCTTCTTGGACGTTAGAATTAATTTCAATATCGATTCTTTTTTGTGTTTCTACTGCAGCAATTTGTTGTTGTAGACCAAATGCTTCATCTTTTGAGTTCTTTAAATCTGCAATCAACTGAGTTAAATCAATGTTCATAGCTTCTGCTTGTAAAAGCAGCATTTGATTTTTTATTCCTTCTGCTTCAGAGTCAGCTGACACCAATGCATCTTTTAATGTTAAAACAAATTTTGAATCGTCTGCATATCCAAGCTCTTTAGCTTTATCTAAATTAGCTTGCTGCAAGGCTTGTGTTGTTTTTCCTATATTAGTTCCTGTTTCTTCTGCATTTGCATAAACCTGGTCTACTGTTGTTGAAAGCATATTAAAACCTTTAATTACATCTGGAGATGTAAGTGCTGCATTTAATGCCCCAGTTATTTGACCAGTTAAGTTTTTAAAATCTTCTTCTCCAGATAGTTTTGTCATTTCTGGCTGTGGTGCCACAGGTATTGGTATTGGTTGTTCCCCAAGAGGAAGGGTATTAGCGTCATTAAGCAGTGCGTTCTGAACTGCGGTTTTGCTTGAAACTTGCATAAACAAATTATCAATATTTAAAGTTACAGCTTCTTCAACTAGCTTTGTAGCATTAATTTCTGTTGCTCTTTGATCTACATTTCCATTTTTATCTAAAACTGTTGCAGAATCCATTTGTCCTTGAATTGATCTTAAGGAATCCATTTTTCCACTTGCTTGAGCAAGAACTGCAAGAATTTGTTGAGCTTGATCTGCGGTAAATCCTTGCTGCAACATTCTTCCATATTGACCAAGATAAATTGCTGCAGGATCTTCAGAATTTTTTAATTGCTCAACAATCTTTTGATTTTCTTCTTGCTGTAAAACTGTTTCTTTAAGTGCTGGATCAACTGCTGCAGCAGATGCTCCCTTTGAGAATCCCATTTCTTTTGCAAGTTTAATATTTTCTTGCATTGCTGCATTAACGGATTTTAGTTCAATACCAAAATATTGTGCTGCGTTTGTTTGACTTGCGTACAGTGCTTCTCCTGCTTTACGAGCATTAATAAGAGACTGTTGATACTTGTTATATGCAACTGTTAGAACGGCAAGACCTGCCATAATTCCAATTGTCAGAG